CCCGAAGCCACACACGCAACAGCCGGTTCTCTGTTCTCCTGTAAAGTACCAGTTGCCTTTCTTGTCCTGGTATGGCGTTCCATACACGCTGCAGATCGGAATGCGCTGCTCTACCGCATACTGGATAACCTCATTCTTCGGCCAAAATCCCATAGGTTGGCTCTTTATTGTGTGACCGTCGTACACATTGCATCCCGTGTGGTTGTACTGGTTCTCTCTTCTGAAACTCTCGTCCTGCGTTATGCCGATAAATGGCTGTCTGCCCGTCTCCTTGACATACCTCTTGAACGGTTCTTTTTTTAGTGCCTCGCAGCAATACTCTGAAATGTCTGCAGGCATCCGTTCCGTGTCCGTCAAATACTGCCACTTCTTCGCCAGCATTCCGAATTTTCCTCTCTTATCTCCGTTGAGCAAGTAGTTTCTGTATTTCTCGCTGAGCTTTCCATGTCTCAGTTTCCTAATCTTTCCTGCTGTATCTTTGCTTGTAATCGGAAATCCTTTGTTTTCACACACCCACTTAAAACTATGCTTCGGCCGGATCACTACCAACTCAATATCGAGTTCCGGGAACTGTTCTTTGAGCCATTCCGTATATGTCTTAACAAACTCTCTGATTTCCGGAAATTCCGTCCCTGTGTCCGCAAACACCAAGGGAATTTTACCGGTCAATTTATACTTTCTGTACGCCTGGCACACTATGTACGCCAAGACTGTACTATCCAGTCCGCCGCTGAATGATATGTAAACCTCTCCGTACCAATAATTCCACCACTGATATACTCTTACCATAGAGAATGACGGCTTCATCTCATACGGCTGGTACTTCATGCTTTTGAAACTGTCCTTTGGAAATTTCAAATCTTCTTCCAGTAGGTACATCTCGTGTCTCCTTTCTATCTGCTGAGCATTTTCTCAATCAGCTGGTCGTATAACAGCTTATAGTCCGGACCACTCTTTGCTTCCCTTAGCTCGGCTTTGGTTCTGTCGAGTTCCGCCTGCAGATTATTCAAATGTTCTAATGTGTCCATATCTAACTGCCCTGGCCCACACTTCATTCCTAACGAAACCGCCAGGGCAATATCCAAATCCTGCACTTCGCTTTCTGTCAGCTCTCCGATCCACTCTCCAATTCTTTCCTCTGAAACCGTGGAAATCTGCTCACACAAGAGCGTTGATGGTCTAAGCGCTGACTCAATATATACATGAGTTGGAAGGTCGGTCTTTGGTTTGGTCGTCATATATACCACTTCGACCGTGTTGCTGTTCGCATTGTTCTTATCGTTTGACACTATAACCGCTGGGCGCCCCCCCCGCTGCTCACTTCCCTCTTCTCTGTAATTGCTTCTGACGTAGTAAATCTGTCCTCTCTTCATGCTACTTTGAACCTTCTTTCTTTACATATAAATCGCTGGTTCCTTCGACCACGCCCTTCTCTTCGTCGTTAGGAAACTGGAAACCGTACTGTTCCAGTATTCCGTAGAACGCCTTCACCTTCTCGCCTTTGACCGTGTTGTATGTGTAATTCCACTCAACCAAATCTGCGTCAGCGACCATTGCGGATACCAGGCAGAGAAGTTTCTGCAGCACGCTGAGTCCCTGCATTTTCTTACGTGCTGCTTCTTTTTCTTCTTCCGGCGCATTGTAAACCTCGCACCCAACAAAGAACTCAATCAGCTTGTTATGACCTGTGAATGTCTCCCAATCCATCATCTGCTCGAACAGCTCTGCCTCAATCTTGCTTTCGTCTGTCACCTTCGGGATTCTTCCGGATAAAATGCCTTCGACGAACACCTTTCTCGTATTGGCAGCCTCTTTCAGAATTGCCTTGATCTGCTTCTTGTTACGCATATTCTGCTTTTTGGCTTCCTCTTCCGGCGTAAGCACCTTCTTTTCCTTCTTTTTCTTACGGATCACGTACAATGTTCCATATCTTTCCAGGTAGAACATCGGCTCGCCATCGTCCTCGAACTTCATTGTCTTAGGTGGCTCCTTGTCGAGGCTGTAGTCCTTCATGCGTTCCCACTTATCCGTGTAAAACTCACTGTCTGCTTCCTTCGGAGCTTTCTTTAATCCCAGTTTCTTCATCATTGCCACGTACAACTTCATGTTTTCCTGGCGTTTCTGCTCCTTCTGAGCGTTGATTGCTCTTCTTGCCAAATCTCTCGAATCTGTGGAATCCTTCAAAATCTTGTCTCTGGTCTTTACGTCCTTGATCTTTTCCAGCTCGTACAAATCCGTAAGCGACAGCTGGTAGCCGTCCTGTCTCTCTTTCTCCATCAGCGTCTTGGAATCCAGTTTTGCGATATTCAAGCGGTGCCTGATTGTTTTCTTGCTAAAGCCGGTCTTTTCAGCGATTGTGTCCTCTGTTTCTCCCAAGTCAAGCATCATCTGAAATCCCTGGGCCTGTTCCCAAATCGTCAGATCATTACGCTGCATATTTTCTTCCAGCATCGTTGACATCTGCTCTTTGTCTGTCATGCCTTCTACAACCCTGCAGGGTGCCTCTGTAACGCCTGCCAGCTTAGCCGCCGCACTTCGTCTGTGACCGATGATTGTGATGTATTCTCCCGGTTCTCCTTCTTTCGGAATTACCGTCAAATTCTGCATAATTCCATTCTTCTTAATGGACTCTGCCAGCTCTGTCAAATCTCCGAGATCTTTTCTCGGATTGTCCGGGTGTGGGTGGATATGCTCCAATCCAATAGTTACGATTCCTTTAACTTCCATTGCCTGTCCTCCTTAATCTCTTAGCCAATACCGCATATTGCGAATTTTATATTTTCCAACACTCACATTTGCGAGCTTTTATGGTAAAAAAATTTACCCTGCTTCCTTCTGCAGCAATCTCAGAAGCGGATGCCATGGTCTTGTGCCTCGAATACGGCCGATAATCTTCTTGATATTGCACTCTGCTTTGTCGATTTTCACGTACCCTTCATACTTTCCCTGGTTTCTTTCCGTAACCGGTCTGTCGTGAAATCCGTCCGTAATCATAAATCTGTCCTTCGCATCTGTCTCGTCCTTGAAAGCTACATAGTGCTTATTGCCATGTGCGTAGTACCCGACAATTACCATATCTCCTACCTCCCTTCGTATCTGTCATGAATAGCGATCGGGTAGCTGATCCCGGTAATCTGTTTGAATCTGCTGTCCGATGTGTAAAGAATATTGCCGCCTGCCATATACCAATGTTTCCGGCAGTATGCAGGCTTACAGTCAACGTACTCCTGGCCCATAACCTCACGCTTTTCGATATACACGCACTGTCTGATGTCGTCCGGTTCAAAAGGACCTTTCTGTGCATCCAGGATATACAGCTCTCTTGCGTAGGAAGATATGCCATTATTCGTGCAATCTCCCAAACTGCTACGGTACACCTCTGCGGTCAGACAGCTCTCAATCTCATAGTTGCTCTTCATCCAGTCAAGCACTTCATCCGGATATTTGCACCCGCTCCATAACTCGCCCATAAATACCAACTCATTATCAAACTCCTGCAGCTGAATGTACTCCTTCGTTCTTTCATCACACGCAACCCTCTTCACACATCCGTCAACCTTTCCATATCCTCTGATCTTGTGCGTTTCGATATAGCGATCCAGTTTCTTTTCTGCGAACCCTGCAGGAATATCCTCTTCATTTACTGCTACGTCTCCGCTTTCCAAAACAGCGTACTTATTTGAGATTTCGCACCATGTTCCTTCCAGGTGTAACACAAATCCTTCTTTCTCAATTCTCATGTTCTTGTGCCTCCTTTGCTGCTCTTACTTCTGCAATTCTCACATAGTCCGGGATGTGAAAACCATTTATGATATTCACCGCCTGCAGTTCTGTCAGATTACACCTGGTCTGCAGTTCTTCCCGCAACTTTCTTCTTCCTCCAATGTCCTGCAGTCCGTTTGACGGCAGGAGCAACGCCCTGTCTCTGTATTCATTTGCTATGGCTCTTGTTAGAACTTCCACTAACTCACCCTTTCCACGTAGTCTACGCATCCAGGATCAACCTTTTCTTCCTTGCAGAACTCCGACCAACACTCCTGCAGTTCTTCGAGATTTTGAACATCAAACTGTGTCTCGTCTCCATCGTTGAAGCCGATATTATAGGTTCCTCTTCCGGATGTAACTACTCCTTTGCTCGCCTCTCTAATCGTCATACTACGTCACCTGCCTTTCTTAATGCACACTTGGTACATACCGCACCGTCAAGGCGTGATGCCTTAACAACCCCTGCATCCTCCGGTCTCTGCCAGCAGAGTGTCCCGCATTCCGGGCAACGTACCTTTTTCCAACCAGGTTTTCCCTCCGGTCCGTTTATTACCAGTGGCATACACAACCAGCCACCTCGATCTGTAGCCTTTCTCGGTTCTAACTTCATGTTCACTCTGCCGCCTCCATTTCTTCCAGCTCTCTGATAACTCTCTCTACCGCATATTTTCCATTATTGTTGAGCTGTCTCTGCCATGCACCTACCGACGGTGCCCATCTGAACCCATTGCTTTTCAGAATATCTCTTACCTCCGGTTCCGGCTTTCCTTCAAAGAACAGCTGGATTCTCATAGCCTCCACATTCTCCTTGACCTTGAAAAACTTATTCTCGCTCTCCTGTGTTCCCTGGGACTTCGTTTTCTGCAGGCTCTTGATTCTTCCTTCCAATCTTCGGATATTGGCGTTGTTGTTCGCCAGCATATAGTCCGGAAAACCGATTCTTCCGCAGAAGTCCGGTTCTCTCAGCTGGGCGATCTGTTCGTCTGTATATCCCATGTCATGCAGCGTTGCATCGCCTTTTTCTTTGTCCTTCATACGGATTGCTTTGTTGGCCTGCTTCATTCTCTCCTGGTCCTCTCTCAATCCGTCAACCTTATCCTGCAGCTTCTCGATTGCGTTCTCATCATCAGACTTGATAACGTCCTTGCCATAAAAAATTGCCTCAATCTTTCCAAGGATTGCCTCAACCTCTTTATAGTCCTCATGGTTCTTATCCCATGCCGCTACCTGCTTTTCCTTCTTTTTGACCGGGAAGTTTCCTGCTCCGGAAATCATTACCGACGGACACATCATGCCGATCTGAATATCCTTGTTGATGTTCTGAGCCAGTCGTCTCGAATATCTCTCGCAGAGCTTCGACACTCTTTCCTCTTCGGTTGGTCTTGCCTCGATTACCTTCTCTGCCAGCTCGTATGCCTTATCGACCTGTGCCTTGTAACTAGCAGTCTTGCTCCCGGTCTTATACTCGCTGAATGACATCATATCGTTTGCCGTCTTTGCTCCGGCCTCATTGATACTGAAATACACTCTTTCCATTACGCCACCTCCAAATACTCACCGATTTTCTCAATATCCAGCTTTACTACCGGATATGTGCAGTAACCGCTTTTTACCATTCTGCCGGTGGCCTGCCCGAAACCGTGCTGCTTGATAAACTCCATCGCCCAAGGGCAATTATTCGTGTCGATCACTGTCTCATCCTCTGCAAGTCCGCTTCCTGCGATACATACCGCGATTCTTGCAATAGGTCCGTCCTCGTTGTTCCAAATCTCGATTGCCCTGCTGTTGTCTGCCTGGTATCTTGCCACTTGCAGGAAGCAATCCTTATACACCGCCCATTCTGTCTTAACCTCTAATAATGCCATAGCCTTACGCCTCCTTCTTTGCTTCTCTAATCCGCTTTGTCTTAATTGCACCGTCAACAATGCTCTGCAACTCTCTTGCTGTCAGTCCTGCGTAGTTATTCATATCAACCTCTTCCTGGCCGATCCCTGCTCTTTCGAGCTGTCTCTGAAAATAACCCATATCGCCGTCGTAGTCGTACACCTGCTCACCTCCTAACACCCGATCACTTTTCTTGCTATGCTTTTTATCTCATTTCTTACGTCAAGGCTTTTCATCATCTGCTCGAACTTCTCCTCCGTGTTGGCTTTCATATATAGCTCGTTGACTTTTTCTATCGTCTCCTCAAGTTCCATATCACCAACAGCAAGAAGTCCTTCTCTTATTTTTATTGTGTCCAACTGAGCCAGCAGCTCTCTTCTCTCTCCGTCCAGCTTTTCCATTTTCTCTGCTACTGGGAGCATCCCTCTAATTACGCCAAATCCAAACTGCGTATAAAGAGTTTTCATCTGATCCTTACCGGTCGTGTCATTGATTGCCGGATGCCAGGTGTAAACCGCCTCGATAACCTTGTATTCTTCATCTACAACTGATTTACCAATCATTTCCTCAAATTCTGCCTTCATCATATCTGCTCACCTCCTATGCTGCTTCTAAGATTCTCTCGACATCTTCTCTTCTCTGACGCATCATCGTCATTGCCATTACCTTGTCAATCTGACTGGAAGTGAGGCTTACGATGAAATCTGCCACCTGGTTGCTCAGCTTATACACTTCCTCATATAGTCTGTCTGCCTCAACTTCGTAGCTGTCTGATTTTTCCATATCCAGGTGTTCTTCTTCCATCCAATACTCTGACTGGTTCTCGGCTTCTTCCATTTCAGCCTCTAAAGTTCTTAACTTCTTCAATACTTCCTTCATACAAATACGCTCCTTTCAAATTTGCGAACTGTGTTTCACGTGAAACACTCATTTGCGAGTTGTGCAGGTAAAAAAATTTACCTAGAACATTTTTTTCATTTCCTCAGCCTTCTCTTCGAGGCCGTTGCTTTCAAGAATCCAAAGGTCAAATCGAACTGCCTCGTCGGTGAGTTCGCAACCGCAGTCACTCAGACTGTAAAGCTCGTCGATGATTTCACCCACCATCCAGTTATTTCCTGCAGCTACCATAGCTGTTGCAATGCTCTGAACTTTTGCCTGGCAAAATCTCCATTCATCTGAATGCAGGTCGCATTTCTCTCTTTCTTCCAGTGCTTCTCTATAATCTTCTCTGTTATACATAACCACTACCTCCGTATGTTTTATTTGTTGTTTGATTATGTATATATTATACTTCGCAACTGCGTATTTGTCAATAGGTTTACTTCTATTTTGCGTATTTTATTGAGATTTTTTTACGAAAATCTCGTAACCGAGAGCCGCTACCATCTTCGCGAAGCTATCGTATCTCATGCTCTTAGCGTTTCGATTGAGAGACTGGCTGATGTTCTGTCTCGTAATTCCCATTCTGTCCGCTAAATCCTGCTGGGTCATTTTCTCTTCGTCCAGGATGCAGCGGATCGTCTCCTCTGCATTCGCCGCTTTAATCTCCATCTATTTTCTCCTTTTCTTCTGTCTGACTGTTACTCTTGCCTTTGCAACCAGCACGCCGGTCTTTGTTCTTTCCGGATCAGCAAACCTTAACCGGCTTCTGTTCATTTCCAGGTTTTCTTCATTGTCTATCAGTACCAGGTTCTCTATGTTGCAGTTGTCCTTGTTTCCGTCCAGGAACGATACCATCTTACCTTCGGGAACTGGTCCATTATGTTCTTCCCATACCGCCCTATGAACAAACTCGAACCTCTCCCATTGTGGACCGGTTTCTTTAACCTTCCGGATAAGATAGCCGTCTGTCGTATGTGTGTACTCGCCTACTTCCATGTGGTTTGCCGGGACATCGCCTGCAAAGTCATAGCCTCTGTCGATCATGGCCTCGCTGTTGTCATCGTACAGCCTGAAACATCCAGCCAGTTCGCCCTTCTCGTGTCTCTGCAGAACTTCTTCCCAGGTCAGCTTTCGCATTCCTAACCAGGCGTAGCCCATTATTCATCGCCTCCTTCATAATCTGCTCCGCAGTACGGACACTTCGTTACTCCGTAGCAGTTAAACATCTTCCCGCATTCTTTGCAGGTGTCCAGCTCCCCATTTCTCCGCCAATCTTCCAGCAAACTACTTATGTGCTGCCAGTCCAGCGCCTCGAAAACTTCCTCTGCCAAATCGTCCTGCTGGTTACACTCCTGCAGGATGCTGTTTCTCGTGTATACCGTATCGGATAATTCCGGAATATAGCACGGATCATCCGGTCTGTGGTAAAACGCATCTTCATCTTTGAAGATATGTCCCTGTCCGAAGAACTCACGGACTATCTTCTCGCCTTCTCCATTTTCATCCGGTGGTGTGTAACTGCCAACCAGCACCGGGATGTTTACTTTCTGCAAGGCCTGCGACAGTTCCGATATCATACCGTCAATGGCTTCTGCATCCTTTACAAGCTCCCTTGTGGAAGGAACTCCACTCGTTCCGCTTCTCTTGGCTTCTATCCACATTTCAATATGCTCGTCGATGTCGAAATCTTTGTAGTAGGCTTCTAGGCTGTCCTTGAAACTATCTGCCTGGTTCTCTTCATCGAAATCAATCGTCATGGAGAAATCTTCACCTGCAGGTGACGACTGCCCGATTTCAACATAGGTTCTTCTGCTGTCCGGCTCAATGTAGGCTTCCCAGTTCCACCCCATTTCTTCTGCCTTGCCGAGAAGCATTTTCAAGCCTCTCGATATGTCCTTGTATTCTTCCATGTCCTTATTCCTCCGCATCTGCGTAGTATGCATCGAATGCAATACCGGCATTTACCAACTTATCTTCCAGGTAATTGCCATAGCACCAGCCGTCTCCATCTTCCCAAAAACTGTCCCAGGCTTTCTCCAACACCTCTCTTGCCTTCTCTTCATCATCTTTGCTTACAACAAACACGCAATCCATCCAGTCGTTTAACTGAGACTGCACTCTGATTACGCTTTCCTTTAATACTTCCACGCCAATGTTCATTGTGCTTTCTCCTTTCTCAGATGTAATAGCAGCTGAAATTCCAGTGATGTCCGAACTCATAGTACAAGCCGTATCTCTCGAATATCTTGTCAAATTCTCTTCTCACCGAAGGAAGGATGCCGTAATACAGCATCTCGCATACCGGACCTTCAAAGCTCATGCTGAGAATGTGGTCCGGATTAACATATTCAAAATGTCTCTCCGGCTGGTCTGCCACCTCGATCAGATGCTCCCTGTCGTTGTAATAATATTCTCCGTTCTCCGGATCGTAACTCGTGTACTTCTTTCCGTTGAAGTAGATATCAACGTCCTGCCACAACCCATGTTCCAGCAGAAACTCTCGAATCTCCTTTGCCAGGTTCTCGATCTGCTCTGCTGTCAGCTTTGTTGCTGCGCTCACGCAATCGCCTCCTTTCTAACTCTCTTCTTAACCAGTCGTGCCGGGTACTGCGGCTGGTTCTCTCTGTATTCTTTCAATCTCTCCCTTGCCTCTTTCCTTGTGTATTCGGTCAATGTGTACTCCCAGCCGTACCCATAATTTAACTGTAGCTCCCATGTGTCGATTGTCTTTCTCTCGTATGCCATCCTACGCAACCTCCTCTTTCTTCGGCTTTCTGCCACGTCTCTTCGGCTTTTCTGCCGGCTTTTCTTCCTTGACCTCTTCTGCAGGTTCCTCAGCTACCGGTTCCTCGGCTTTCTCTTCGGCCACCGGTTCTTCCTTGACTACCGGCTCTACAGAAAGCATAACGTCCAGCTTGTATCTCTTTGTGATACTCTGAATCATCGTCGCTACCTCTGCGCTTACTTCCTGGATTTCATCCTCGGTAAGTCCTTCTGTCAAGCTCTCTGTCTCGGTCCAATATCCTGCATTATCCAGGAAATGATTTAATACCTTCTTTGCTCTATCGTGTTTTACATCCCACTTCATATCGTTTACCTCTCTTCCTTTTCTCCGGCGATCAGTGCCAGTACCACTACTCCATTTATCAAAATTGCTACCAAATTCTTCGCTCTCATACCGTCGTATATGCCAACCATAAAGTTGATAAACAATACCGACTGCAGGAACTGTCTTAATTTCTCCATTGTCAAATCAGCCTCCTTTATGATAGACTTAACAGTTGAGAGGCGGTGTTGCTGCCTCCCGACCGTTAAGGGAACTACTTAATCAATCAAACCTAACCATTTCAGAATTGCCGTAATCACTGACGCAATCATGATTACTATGGTGGAGATTATGCTGGCCTGCTTTTCTCTCTTCTGTAATTTAAGGTTTTCGATTTCAAGTAGTTCCTTTTCCTTTGTAGAAAAGTCTTTCTTCCTACCTTTCTTACCCAACTGGTAATTCCTCCTTCCTTCGGATTTAATCAAATTGTTTTGTTTGATTATGGTTATATTATAACTCGCAGTTGCGTATTTGTCAATAGGTTTACTTCTATTTTTCGAGTTTATATCAAATAATTTTCGCACTTGCGACAACTTCTGCAATTTCCGGATTATCAACACCAGCTAGTGTATTGCTCCGCATTTTCATTTGCGAGGACCGCAAACCCGCATGGTTGCTTGGTACGTTGTAAGATTTCTTACATGATTTCTTCTAGGATTTCTACAAGGATTCTTTACTAGATATTAGAGATTAGATAATAGATATTAGAGATAGAATAATATATGCTCATTTGCGTACTCTCAAAAGCGTATTTTATCCACAAATGCGTGTGGATAATGTGGATAATTACGCCTCTGAAAACATATAGAACTATGACTTCGTACACGGTTCAATACCGGCTTTTAGTCTTTAGGCATAGGATAGGTACTAAAATCGCCTATCATGTCTCGGGAACTTTTCGTCAAAATACCCGGTCTTATTTTGGCTATTTTGTATATTGATTTTACCTGCAGTCTTGTTCCGCTTTTCTGCAATAAAAAAAGAGCCTACAACCCCTGCGGATCATAGGCTCCCTTGCTTACTCTGCTGAGTTGATGAAATCCTGGCAGTCCAGTTCCCGGTATGCCTTCTCAAAGGTTTCCTTCGGACTCCATGATACATAACCATCCGGATATTTCACGGCGTACCCAGGTACTCCGTTCTTCTCCTTCGGCTCAGCTTTTACAATTTTCACGCCGATATAGTTTTTCATAATGCCACCGTTTCCTCCTACACTCTTTCTGTATAACCCAGGCTGATATATCCTGCGCCGGATTTCAGCTTGCCCCAGGTTGTGTTGCCGTTCTTCTCTTCGGCTACGATAGTGTAAACCTCGCCCTTTTTTACCTTGGTGGTAATGCCATAATTGGTGCCAGGGCCTTTTCTGACGTTTAACACGCTCGTTGTAATTCTTACCATATAGCTCGAACTCGTCTGAGCCGGTGTGGATGCAATCTTGCCGAGAACCGTGCAGTATTCCGGATTCTCTAAATAAATCCATCCTGCGCCGGATTTCAGCTTGCCCCATTTTACGCCATTTACAGTGCGTTCTTCCACTACTGTATATTTGTAATTCTTTTTCAAATATCCCAGTACCTTTGTTCCACTGGTTCCAGGATTGTCCCTGTATCTCAATCCATCAACTGTGATTTTTACCACATAGTTGCATGACGTTCCGGTATTTGCCGATGCCGGATATACCTTGTTTCCGTTGGAATCAAATACGCTATAACCCTTATTTTCGTCAGCACATTTTTTTGCGTTTTCCAGGCTCGTAAATGCACCTTTCTGACTCGCTGCATCAGCCCAGGTTTTACGCACTCTGTACATCTGCTTTGTCTGCGTTCCACCGGAAGTGCTGTTGCCGGTTCCTCCACCATTAAGGATGGATTTTACCATATTTTTGAATGCTACCCATTCAGCATTGTTACTTCCTGCCATCTGTGCCGGGCAATTCTTTCCTGTAACATCCCAGTGACGGAGTACATACTTGTCAACTTCGCCTGCACTGATGCCAAGCATTTTACAGATATACGCGCACAGATATGCGGCGTTCTGTTTAGTCTTTTCGGAAATCTTATAATTTCCGGCGGTACAGCACATCTCAATACCGATACTGTTTGCATTTCTGCAATATGCGTGTTTATATGTCTGCGCTCCACAATGCCATGCTACAGAATTTAACGGTACACTCTGGTAGATTTCCGTATCATCCACAAACAAATGGGCGGATGCATTTCTTCCGGCTCCACCGAAATAGTTTGTATTCGCCCTTGCTGTGTCCTTATTATTTCCTGTGTAATGCATAGTCACGTATGAAGCATCTCTGCTTGACCTGCTGCTGTAATTATCCGGGTTGCATCTCAAATCAGATTTGATTTTAATTCCATTGATAACGGCTGAAAGCCATCCTGTTGTAATCGTCTTTCCCATGATAGATGTTCCTCCTTTTCCAGACGCATATTTGTCATAAAATTTCTGTCCGCATTCGGCTCTTTCTTTTTGTACGGAACTTCCCTGGTTTGCCGGTTTTTCAAAATTAAGCAGTACGGCATTTGATGCCTGGGAAACGCTCGTTGCTGTTTTCAGCACGTTCAGCACAGATTTATAGCTGCTGCTCAATTCCTGTATAAGAAATTCGAGTTGCATTTCCAGGTCACCGATGGAGGCTCCCTTTTCCTGCGCATACTTCTGCAGGTTTTGTTTTCTGCTCCAATACGTCCACTGCGCAATGCCGTATCCTGCTTTGTCATGTACGAAATTCTGATAATCGCCATTGTCTACGGATGTTGTGTAGGTATCATCCGTAAATCCCAGTATTTTCTCGTAGGTATTCTGCAAGTTAATAGGGCTCAACCCACTTTCTCGGTCCAGATTTCCCATCAAACCTGCAACACCAAATGGATTAAGCCCCTTGCTTATCAGAAAATTCCAGATGCGCTCTTCATTGCTATTTCCTTTGAGCGACATGGTATCATCTCCTGTCTTTTATTCAGTTTTTGTTGTCTGTTAGTCTACTGCTTCGATTACGATTCCTGCGTTTTCCTCCATCTTCATCTGCTTGACAGCCGCTTCGATTAAGATATTCAACTGCTCGTCCGTCAGAGAAATATTCTTTGCCTTAAGAATTTTCTTCAAATACTCAGTAACAAACGCTTTCTTGTCTTGGCCTTTCCAGTCCTTATAAACCTGCTCTGCCATAAGGACTGCCTGCTTGGCCCACATGGAAATCTCTGCTACCTTCTCGGCTCCAATTTTCTGTCTCAACCACGGCACTAGGTATCTTGCGATAAGCAGTGCCACTACCATAACCACAATTTTTACAATCTCAAAAATCAGTTCATCCATTTGCATTTTCCTCGCTTTCTACTTTGCCCTGGGAGTTTTTCTTATCTTCAATCTCCCATTTATGATCTCTGTTCTTGTCTTTGTTAGTTCTGATCCACCCGCAGATTCCGCACTCTCCGATTGTGGCCGCAATCACGGCGCAGGCGTATGTCTCCGGAATGGACGCATACTCACGATAGATGCAAAGCATCTGCCAGTTGAACCACACAAAAAAAGCACCCACAATAATCAAAATCAGATTAAGGGTGCCTACTTTACTGAATAACTCTTTAATTTTTCTGAGCGGGTGGCGCTCTTTCTTTTTTAATCCCATTTACCAGTTACCTCCTACAAAAATGAATCTTCATCCATGCACTTCTGATACACCTTTCCTATCTTGGCAATCGCATTAACCGCCTTGTCGTTCTTGTACTCCGGATGATCGGAGCAGTAAAGCTTGTAGTGTGAAATATCATCTAAAATCTGATTGAAAAACTCTTCGGAATGTTTGACATCCCTTCTCAACTCGTCGGCAAATCGCAGGATTCTTGTGCGGCATTCGTCCGCATCGTCTTTATCCATGCGCCTTTCGAGCTTGTTGTGCTTTTCTCCCAGGTCTTTTAACTCTTTCTGCACTGATTCCAGCTTATCCATAACATCCTTGTTCATCGACTTTCCGATGGCTCTCATGCCGTTTCCGATAATCTTTCCAACTGCAGACCACGGATTTACCTTGATGGGCGTAATCTGCACCAGCGTCAAGAACAGCAGTAGGGCTCCACCACTTGCAAGAATTTCATTCAAAGACATTGGCTCTTTTACCTCCTTCCCAAACGCACCGTAGTTCCCACGGTACGTTCGTAATATCTGCCGCCTTTTCACCCAAAATGGCCTCTATTACTGCATAAAGAATGGCATCCGCACGTGGGTCCTCGTCGAACCGGTACAGATGCCATACCAAATTGTTATGCAGGTTGATTAGAAGGATTTCATTTTCCTCTGTCTCTTCCCAGTGCAGGTCGTGTGCCGCTTTTTCCAATCTGCCGTAGTCGTAAAACTCGGCGTATGGGATTCTTTTATGCTGCATACATACCTGCCCTTCGTCTTACGCTGCCTTTAACATCTTATCAACGGACGCTCTCCACCTGGTCGGCACCTCGTCGATAGTCATATTTCCGAGCCTAATCTGCGTGTAGTAAAATTTAGCCATTTACGATCACCTCCGCCAACTCAATAATTGCAGACTCTACGGCTTCCAAACGCTCGATGATGGTAGGCTCACCGGCCGCTTCCGCCTCTTTGTCGGCGGCATCTTCCTCGGTACCGCCTTCTCCGATGGTCCACCAATACTCGAAGTTGTTATTCACCTCTGTTTTGGTAACTGTGCCCTTGTGTCTGATCTGCACCTCGTCGCACTCATAAACGGTAGTTGACTCTCCGCCCTCTTCCATAGGCTCCTTGGTGGTTTTCTTGATGTTCTTTCTCAGAATGATGTCCGTACCGCCGTGAATAGGAAACACCTCAATCTTAGGCGGCTGCAATGAGTAACATTCTTTGTTCATACTTGACATACTCCTTTCTGCCGTAGCGTGATACGCTTTGTGCGGCAATCTTAAATAAATTCTGCATATTGTACTTAATGGAGCAACCCTGGCTGTTGCTGTACTTTATCCACCCTTTGTACGCCATAATTCTGCAGGCTCGCCACCAGGGGATATATCCTAAGCGTTCCAAATCGGCGGCAGCTCTCAAAAACTGTCTCCGGATACGCTTAAACACCCTGCTTCTGATAATGGTGTACGTTCTTCGTACAACGAACCCCATCATATCTACGCCCTGCGTCCTTTTATGACTTCCGCCTTGTCTCATTCTGTGAAATTCTTTCTCTTCCTCGAATGATGAAATGTGGTATATCTGCCAGGCCGGCTTTACGTCCAATCCCAGCGTTGATTTACTCCATCTCGTAGCTTTTTTGAGCGCTTTCGTCAGCTGTGAGAAGTAGCCATAAACTGTAAAATCGTCTGCATAGCAAACGATAGCTTTTACCATTTTGGTCTGTGCCCCTCTTCTTGACTGACTCAGGCTCAACAGGCATCTCAAAACATAGCTCATAACATAGTTAAAGAGCCACGACGGAAGATACCCGCCTATACAAAGATGCTCTCCTGGGTAATTTTCCATAAGAGCACCCAGGTACCAAATTAAAACTTTATTCTTGCCAATATCTCTTTTTAGCAAGTTCATAACACACTCTACCGTTACGGACGGATATGCCTTGTGAATATCACACTTGACCACATCCAGCCTTCCGGTAAACTTACGCCTTAAAATCCTTTCGATTTTCCGTTTGCCTGCCAGCTGCCCTCTTCCTGGAATGCTTCCGTATTGAATCGGCAGTAACTTCGCATGGAACAATTCCTCTAATGAGTAAACCGCTATGTATTCCATTATCTGCTGATCCGGATATTCCTGGCATATATTTCTGAGCTTGTGAGTCAATCCATCTTCTCGCTGGAACTGGCGAATTGGGCGCAATTTCAAATCTCTGTTTCTGATGCGCTGTGTTAATTCTTCTGCTATTGCATCCGTAGCTGTGTATATTTTTTGCTTTGTACCGTCAAGGAACTCTTGCGCAAGTTCCTGTTCGGTCACCAGGCCTGTGTTCAGAAGCAATCTCTGAAAATCTCTTCTTTTGTACTTCCCATCAAATGCCTTGCGAACTGCAGGTATATTAAATTCTGTGTTTTCCACATCTACCTTCGCAGGTTTGCAGTATGTTTTCATAATTGCTTTCCTTTCGTGTATATCATCTGGTTATTACCGGCGACGTTCGCTTTCGCTACTAGCCGCCGCTGGTTTCAAATAATTTTCGCACATAAGCGTGTGCTGTATGGTGCAATGAATGATATACTCTCTAACCAGTTGAACCGACAGAGCCGTTCCAGTTCGCATCGCCGACGGAATTGTTCGAGTTACGGCACGCGAGACCCGCAGAGCCACCGTTGTTCAAGTTGCCCCAGCACCAACCGGCGCGGACCCCGGACGCGGCGGGATTGCAGTTGAAGCCAGCCTCTGTCACACCATACAACCCATTTTATTAACTCTTGCAACAGTTAATATCTTAGTGGGGCCTGCCGCCCCTCTTGCCTTACAGGCAATTCACCCTGCTTTACCCAGCCAGTCCAGGTGAACCGACAGAGCCGTACCAGTACGCACCGCCGACGGAATAGCTCGAGGCACGGCACGCGAGACCCGCAGAGCCCCCGTCGCTCAAGTCGCCCCAGCACCAACCGGCGCGGACCCCGGACGCGGCGGGATAGCCGTAGAAGCCAGCCTTACAGCCGACGCCGCTACCGCTTGCGTCGATACCAAGAGGCCACTCAACATCTGAAATGGCGGTATCTTCGATATAAGTCCACTTTCCTGTTGTACCTTTCGGAATGACCATCGTTAAGGCTGTCAGCTTTTTGTAGTTCTCGGTAATTGCTGTTCCGCTTACTTTGGACTGATCTTCGCAAACAAAGCAGTCAAAGTTATAGTCTCCGTTTTCATCGGTGCTCCACTGCCATAATTCATCGCTAATGATTAAATATGAGCCGTTCATAAACTCGATTTTCTGCAGCATACCTGGCTCTTTTCCGTTGGTGTAATTGTACTTGCTTCCGTCAGTTCCAAGTACATCATCATTCCAACCGGACCAGTAAGGATCGGTGCTTAAATATGTGCTTCCGGCTGTTGTGTCGAATGTGGTACCACCGTTATCCACATAAACTGCAGAGTATGTGGTACCGCCGATTTCAACGTCCTTGATTGCAGTAATGAGCTTGTTTCTGCAGACGGAATAGTTGCTCGCAGTATTTCTATCTGTGCCGATCCGAACACTGCTTCCAACAAATAAATTTGCCGCCTGCTCGGGTGTCAAAAGGACTCTTTCAACGCCTTCCTCAGAATATGCAGCCGTGTACTGGTAGTTATAACTAGAGCAGCCTTCGATTGTTCCGGAGTTGCCTTTTCTTGCATATTTAAGACGCATCATACGGTCAAGGAACTTGATCGTCTTTCCGCTCGCTCCACTATACTGTGTTCCTCTGTCTCTCCATTTGGTAACACCTGCAGTATGAGAAGTCCAGTTTACCGGAGCTAAGCCGGTTCCGCAGGTAATTTTCCCACTTGCGCCGATTCCTGCGTAATACTTAGGTCTCGCTGCATACGCATAAACTCTACCGGTGCGATCTCTTCCTTCCGGCCATAATTCGTAACCGGTTGACTGGTGGCATTTCATTTTTAAGTAACGGTATCCGTCCTCGTCCCACTCTTTCGTGTAGGTATTTTTCTGTAATACCCAGCAAAGATGTTCGCCGGAGCGAACGTCTTTAATATCATCGATATGCTCAACATAGAAAATCTCGTGGCTTCCGTCTGTTTTCTTCTCTGCAGATACTTCCAGGCACCAAAACTGAGGAAGATGTGCAAAGTCATCCTGCCCCTGCGTCTTTGCAGTAGATGGAACGCATTTCAAGCCAACGCTGTCGTCCGTTAATTCTCCGATGGCTGTAGAGCTGGTTGCGAACAGTGGGAATGAGACACCATGCACTCTGTCGTCCTCGAGGACTCTGCCGAACCATCTTTCCAGCATTTCTACCTTTGTGAATTTGCTTGCGTCGTACTGTGATTTCCACCATTCGATGAAAAGATTGTCAACCTGCTCTTTGCTGGTACACTGTGCAACCATGTACTTATAGCAAAGGTCGGCTGCACCAGGGTTTGCACCACCTGCCACAGCCATTTTCTGCATTTCCATGAGAGCTTTCATCGTCGATTCTCTCGGAATATTGATTACATTGTCAGACATTTTTAACCCTCCTTGATGATAATATTTAAGCCGCCGTCCGATTCATCGAACGCCAGCTGCGCTTTAGCATTTTGAATTTTTGTGATGTCCCTGCGATTTGCAATAGTATTTTCAAATGCACACATAGGTCCTGCATTGATATTGCTCGCATGGTTTGTGTCGGTTGTTTCCACTATCGGAATGCTGTCTTTGTAGGTAGCGGAACTCGGTTTGTATGCTTTCATGGTTTCCTCCTCTCTGCCGGATTAGAAAACATCATCCAGCGTGTATGTCATTTCAATATCGTTATCCTTTCCCTTTCTGGTAAAGGTCTTGATACAAACAATATCGCCGTTGGCATCATACAGCCCAATTTCACTGATATACTGTCCGGCAAGCTCTGATTCTCCAAGCGTGCATTCGTATCTGCATGTGGTTTCTGTGATAAAGTTATAGCCGCTGATAGGCTTACGGAGCAGTTCCTTTTTCAGTGCTGTCTGTGTTTCAGACGGAGAAATAACATTTCCTGCGCTGTCTACTCCTCCAGAGCCAAATGCCATGCCGACAATTTTAGGAAGTGTAATCGCTCCTGCTCTTGCCTGTACCATTTTCTTTCTGGCTGATTTTGTAATAATTACATTCTGTGCCATTCTTAGATAGTCTCCTTTCTGTTTAATGAATTAAGCAATCTTGAACCGTTCATTTTCAATGAACCATCAAAATATGCCAGATTCCGTCGTGATGTAACTGTCGCATTTCCGAACTCCTCCGGTACCTGTACGGATGTCTTGATTCTTCCTGTTGTCTTAATCTCCTGTCTGGAGTAATTCATCAGGATTGAGCCGTCAAAATACAATGACCGCCAGAAATCAATCTTGAATCCTGCGGTCATCTTTTTGGTGTTCATCTGTTCGGTTAATGTAACTTTTGCAGCCACAGCAATAACCGCAAGTATGGCGGTCTGCTCTGTCTTAAACTCTCCCTCCCGGTACATGATACCAAGCCGTAGGTCATATTCTCTCTCTGCGTTCATCAGGTGTGAGCCGTCCATAATCTCCGAACCGTCAAATAATCTGGTTCTCCAGAACGGAATCCTTGCGGTTATTCGGATATTCTTCAGGAGCATTTTTTCAAGTTTCCTGTTGTCTATCTCGAATGAGGAATAGTCGTTTACAATGTATGTCGTGTGTGACTGCTTTAACTTTGCCAGCATTTCATGTGCTGCTTTAGAATCCAGCGTACCCTCTCCGGTAAAATATGCCTTGAAGATGTTCGGGTGCGTTGGCTGGAAATTATAAATACCTGAATCGTGGCAGTCGGCAACAAATACATCAAAGCCGGTTGCATTTTTCAGGTATGTTTCCATTCGATACGGTGTCATAGGGGCTTTATAATCTCGCTTCTGGTATATGAGTTGTCGCCTCTCCTCGTATGAGAGGTTCGTTCTTACCGGAAGCCCCCACTTGATTTCGTGGTACATAAGCCCCCATGTGGCAGTTTCAGGAAACATCTGGTATTGAAGTTCCTCTGCCAGCTTTCTTGCGTCGTCGTATTCAAGCCCCATGACTTGATACAACCATTTTCCAACATAGGAATTGTCGTAGAATCCCGGCGTTACATAACTCAACATTCTTTTGGCACTTTCACTCGTAGGAAACTGTTCTAAATCGAATTTTTCTCCGTCCATAACTGCCTCCTATTCTGTGAATACCATATCGCCTGTTTCTGGGTATTCTTCCTGTGCAAGTTTAATATTTGTGGTGCCGCCATTCATTGTGAATGTGGCAAAATCCTTTACTCCGCTTATCTCGGACAGCAAAGGTCGAACATCATTGTATCTAAGTAAGCTGTCATTCTTTGCCTTGTCATAGACCAATGCAACAGCCGCCTTGAAGTCTTTCTTTACCTGTTCTAAGTCCGTAGCGCCGTCAAGCGACAATCCGGTACATTCATAGGTAATCTTTACTGTCGTAGCCGCTACGCAGCTTAATTTCGCACACGCAGTAGGCAATAACCTTGCTGCTCTGTCGTCTGGCGATACAATGTAGTTGTAAACATCTTTTATCAGCGTTTCGTTTGCTGGCTGACCGTTTCTGTCTATCAGAACCAGTTTTACCGTTCCCGGACCGTCTGCGGCAGATACCACAATACAATCACCGGCACCAGCTTCTTTCGCCCAGCGTACATAATCGCTGTCATTTCCAAGATAGGTCATGCTGTTTGCGTATTCGGCGGCTATTCTGTCGTAGTAGTCGTCGTTACTCTCTGTTTCTGTGCCGCCTGTGACCGCCTCGTCATTGATAACCTCTGATACGGCTTTATCAGGTTTTGCCATGATACAGATTGTTTTTGCAGCAACATTTGACTGTGTACCGGATTCTACTGCGGTAACGGCTACCATAACCGTTCCCTCCTCGCTTATCGTACAATCTTCATCCGTTGCAAATTCAAGCGACGGAGAACTGTCTGTTGCCGGTGTGCAAAATACCGTACCGGCTAAAATCTCCGCTCCGGCTGTTCCGGTTATTCTGATATGCCCGGAGGCGTGCTGTGCTTCCTGTCTTGGAAGATGTACCTGCTGACCATGCAAATCCAGCCAGTCGTCCCATGCGTACTGTGGAAACGCAATCATCAAGGCTCTTGCCATGTGGTAATTGATGAACTCTGATTTTTCGGTAGCCGCTGGCATAGTAAAATCATAGGGGAACCCTCCCGGCATATCGTCTATGTCGTCTGGAAGATTCGCCATCATTCTTTCGTGTATCTCTGCCTCTGTGCTGCCATGCATAAAATCAGGTTGTATAAATTCAGGTTGTGCCATGTCTACCACCTCCTCAAATGCTTATCCTGAATAATTTATCCCACTCAACGCCCTTTACCAAAAAGGTACAGTGCATTTCGTCGGCGTTCCATGTGAAACTGAAATCTGTGACATATTCTGTTCGTGGATTGACTTTTAGGGCTTCCGTAAGCGTCCTTTCAACCATTGATTCAACCACTTTCTGATTGTCGGCAGCTAAAGCCTCCTCCAGCTCCGTCCCTATGTCATTTGTATAGGCAAGGCAGGAATACCGCTCCGTCTGTGCAATCTTGAAGCACCAAATCATAAAGCCCTCCTCGCCTGAACATTCCACCATTCTGTACGCTCCGTCCCTGACAAAATCGCCCTTTTCAGCGTCCCATTTTGCAGTCCGCTTGTACTTGATGTCATATTCCGAACTTTCTTCTATAAAATCAGGAACTTCCACGATTTGTAGTGATGTATTCGCCATGCCTGCCTCCTTTCTATGAGCTTACGATAACATCAATAATGACCGCCTCATTCTGAACCCACGCCACAAGTACCCTGTCTCCGGCTTTTACTACCGGCGGTGCTACCGTATGGCTGTGGCTTCCGGTATTTACCTTTGGTGTCTGATTCTCATGTCCCGAATGACCGCCGCCGGATATGGTAAAGCTCAATCCTCCAACATGGCGGCATATTGAATACTCGCCCTTTGGGATTGATACCGGAAATGTATTTGTTGTCAGGCTACCATTCGCCTGTATTTCTCCAAAATCTAAAGCAAGAGGGGTTTCCCCCTCTCGTTTCATTCTGTCGCATAAGACATTCGCCAGCTTATTTGTACCGGCGTTTTCGTCAAACGACTGTGTATCTGCCATTGTCTACGCCTCCTTAATCAAAAGTGCCGTCATCAACCCAGCCATATACATTGCTGGAACTGTCAGTGTGTATCAGGTGCCATGGGTGGGCTTTTCCTGAACCATTTACAATCGTTATCTTTGCTTTACCGGCTCTTGCATTGTAGCCCTTTGAACCAGAATAGCTACTGACATAATGAGTGCCGCCATGAAAATTGACAATATCTCCGACTTTATATTCTTTCTTCGATTCTGTCTGATTCTCTTTGACGGTTTCCGTCTTTGCAAGCTCCAGCTCCATTGTCATACTGGAAGTTTCGCAGTCGTGCCGGATTCCATTCACATAATAATAATTGTCTGAAACTCCAGCCATGACATAGACTAAATCCCCTTTCCTGATATACGGCACATCTGGAGCCGATAATGTGATTTGCTCGTCTGGAGAGCCTTTGTCGTCAAGAATCTCCTGTGCGGCTGTCTTTGCGTCGTCTAAGGATTCATCAGAACCTCTGGTGTAAATTCTCTGCCTGATACCATATTTTGTCAGACCGTTCAATGTGGCTTCTACACTTGACTGTCCCTCGTCATCAGCTTTACCTATAACTCGCACTCTGGTTACAAGCTCCGCTGTACTGATTGAGTGGCTGACGGATTTTGTGTTATCCGTCTTGAATACATAAACATCTGTGTTGCTTCCACGCTCCACCACATCTGCATATCCTTTCGTTGACCGTATGATATAGGTACCGGCTCCCTTTTTCTTTGCGTCGTCCAGAACATCAAGAATGATGTCCGAACCGTAGGAACTGTTGTATTTGAGCTTTCCATGTGACACATTCGGTCCTGAATATCCGTTTGTCGGAATCTCGTAATCGTCAAACAAGCCTGTTATAATCGACTGTGTTCCGGTTCCTGATGAATAAAACCTGTTATCCTGTGACTTCTGTAAATCATAGAGCTTGTCATAATTCGTACATTTCAGGTCGTCGCTGCTATTCTGCAATGTCGGATTCCATTCGGCTACATATCCTCTGGCTACTTCGTCGTCGTGTACGCCGTCGGTCGCAAATATGCCAACAAGACACCCCGGCTTTATCAGTGATGATAATTTGCCAACGGATGTCTTGTCGTTTCGGACTGTGAATGAGCTTCTAACAGCAATTTCATTTTTGTTTTCTTCCCACCCCAACCCATGAATGTACTCTTTGATATTGTACTGGTTGCCGCTTTCATCAATAACGGCGGCTCGGTAGGAAATCTTTGATAAATCTATCATGCAATCCCTCCCTTATGCCGCCGGTATCGTGATTGTCGTTCCCGGATAAATCCAGTGTCCATGGTCGGAACCACTCTTGCGGTGTTTCTTCGCCGCCTCCTCGATAATTGAGGAATTAGCGTCGTATATCTGCGTCCATTTCGTACCGCTTCCCAGCTTCTTTGAAGCGATTCCCCAGAGCGTGTCGCCACTCACAATCGTGTAGCTGCTTCCTGAACTCTGGCTGTTATCGTTTCGTGGTGCCGTCTTTTTCACAAATGCAGCAATTTTCAACTCATTTGTGGTGTAAATCTTCAAATCCTTTGCCTGTGCAAACGATATGGAGTATTTCACATTGCCGTATGCACCATAAATCTCTGGCTGAAATGAAGAAATTGTGACATCAAGATTAATCCATGAATCTGTCACAATCAGGTTGAGCCTCGTGCCGTTTTCCTGCCATTCTCTAAGCTGTGCCACACAAGCGTTAGGTAGCTGATAATAGGCTTTATTTACGACACTCTCATTTCTCTTGGAGTATCCGAAAAATTCTCCACTCCATTTAATTTCTGAAACATCAGTACCCTTTGGCACCTTTACGGTGCCTTTGGATATGATGTCGAATGACTGATATTTCGCCCCCAGCGTTCCGCTTATGCTTTCAGGATTCGCTGGGAATGTAAAGGTCTTTCCTGTGCTTACATCTCTAAGCCTTATGATAATTTCCTGTGCCATGCCCTACGCCTCCTTTGCTGTTGGCATATTTGAAAATACTTTTTCCAGACGGTCTGCAATCTCGCCTCCAAGCTCGTCTGCCATAGCTTTCATGTTCTTTCTGATGATTGCCATGATGTCATCTTCTGACTTGCCGCCTGAACCCTCAATTACAAATTGAGGCGATACCGATACATTGACCGGTACCGAAATACTGTTACCTCCGCTCTGCTCTGGCTGTACGCTGACTGGTTCATATACAGTAGGATTGTCCTCTGTATTATCCCCTGTCGCTTCGTAATTGCCGATAGGAGCGTTTTTAATCGCTTCACTGAACAAATTATAGTCTGTGAGCTTTGAGCCTGAATTTGAGCCAGCCACATAACCGCCCTCTGCGTGTTCCTGAACGCCTAAAGCTGCACCGGCTTTCTGGTATAAATCAAGTGCGTCTGCCCTGCGGCTCGGATTCGTAGGAATGATGAACTCTCCCCAGCCCTCCTCTGCCAGCCATGACAACTGCGGACCGCCTGATACATAACCTCCGGCTGCATTTTTCTTTGGCGTGATGTTGAATGACGAACTTGGGAACATATAACTTGGCATTGTAGGATTTGACACCGAATAATCAAAAGTTACCGTAAGAGGCATTGTCACATTGTAGCCAGCTCCAAACTTTGTAGAAGCTGATGTTTCAACATTGCCTTTGACTATATCAAGTGCCGCATTTACCTTATCCATGTCCGCACCCTCAATAGCTGTCGCTACGCCGTCGCTTAGTGAGGTTTTGAGAGCTTCCATGTCTGCCTTAGACAAATCCAGCGTTGAAAGCTGGTCGTATATTGCCTGTGAGTATGGACCGATAAAATCAATGTTCGATACATCAGGCATATACTGCTCCATAAAGGAATTAAGCGTGTCCTCACTGTTTGCCTCCTCCAGTGCATTATGCAACGCTTCGGAGTATGAGGTTTTTACGCTTTCAAAATATTCGCCGTAGTAATCTGACATTTTCTTTTTCATGTCCTCGGAATTAAGACCGATTGATTCTCCCTCTATTAGCTCGCTCCAGTCCTCATTTGTCAAAGAATCCCAGTCGATAGCCTCTTTGATTTCTTCTGCTGTCGGTATGGAATCCTTATAGTTCTGTATAATTTCGTCCTTAACGCCTTGCGGTGCCTGTTCTGCTGTTGCCTTTAACTCTGCATAGATATTTTCAAATGCTGATGTGTCTATGCCGTCAAGGTCGAACCATTTCATAACATCTTCCTGCGTCCACGCTGAAACATCTGGTTTTTCAAGCAGTGCAGCGTTCATGGCTGTTTGCAGCTTTTCTGAAAGCGAACCCTCTAAATCTGGCAGGATTCCATTAAGCTGTGTGTCCCACGCTTCCGCTATGGTATCAAGGTTAAAACTCTGCACTCTGATATTCATATCATTTAGTTGCTGTGATAAGTTATCCTCTATTTCTTTCTTTTTGGCTTGGTATTCTTCGCCCTCGTCAGGAAATTCAAGTTTTAGGTTTGTCATGGAAACTGTATATGCCTGTTCGTAGTTCTGCGTCCATTCTTCTACTTGTGCTTTTAGCTCCTCCTGCATTGAATCAAATGAAGCCTTGTCAAGTGAAGCTCCACTTCCATACTTGAATTTAATCAAGTCCAGATTGGCTTCCTCCTGTGCAGATGATAACTTGCTTGTGATGTCCTGTATCTGCTGTTGCAGGTTCAGGATTTCGTCCTGTTCGTCAAGCTGAATAACTCCGTCCTGTAATGCGATTGTCACTTTGTCACTCAACTGTGCTGTGAGGTCGCCAATCTGCGTTTTCATGCCGGAATACATATTATCAAGCCCGGTAGTATCTGCACCGCTTCCGTTAATGAGCTTTAGTGCAACTGTGGCTTGATAGTGATTATCCTCTATGTACTGGCTCGCTGATTTTGCAAAGTTATCAATCGCCTTTTTGTAGTCGTCCTTTTCCGTTTCGTCAAGTTCCATACCGAGGCTTGCTTTCCAGTTCTGCTTCTTTAAGTCGCTTATCGTGGATTTCAGGCTTGCAAGGTCTGAACTGGCTGTATCGGTTGCCTTTGAAAACTCTGTTACGCTTTCAATGGATTTTCCGAATGTGATTTCCTGTGCAAGGTCTTTAATCTCTGTGAGAGATAGTGTAATGTCGCCAAATGCTTCCTGTGCGACTTTCGCCATATCCTCATTGATATAATTTGCCAGTTCCTCTGCCGTCAGGTTCGTGTCTTTCAAGGCTTCGTTCAGGTCGTCGTTTGCAAAATGCACCTTGTCAATGGATAAGCCTGTGACCTCATAGACACGCTTTGCACGCTCGGCTTGCTTTTCCATTTCCTCTACATTGTCCTGATACTCCTCTTTGACCTTGTTTCCCTTTATCCAGCCAGCAATACCGCCGACACCGGCACCTACCAAAGCGCCTACCGCTGTACCAAGTCCCGGAATGATAGAACCGATTGCTGCACCTGCGGCGGCTCCGGCTGCAACTCCTCCAGCTTTCCATGCGGCAGATTCGCCGTATGCAGACTTTTCAGCCTTGTTGTCGGATTTAATTGCCTTGTATGTGTCAATACCGGCACTGATAAGGGTTGCTCCTCCGGCTATCGCACCGGCTCCAGCCGCCATACCTGTTGCCGCTAAAGCACCGGCTCCCATTGAAGCACCGCCAGCAAGATTTCCGGCTCCTAAGTCAATGGCAAGCATAGCTGACTTTCCAAGCAGTCCTGAACCTGTTGCTGCTGAACCCATGAGCGTACCGGCTAATGAAGTGCCGGCGGTTCCCTTTCCGAATATTGCCTTGCCATGACTTGCGGCACCTTTACCCATGCCTACAAGTGGTGTAGCAATCTTCATCAGGAGTGCCGCCGACAATACAGATGATAAATCAGCGGATTCTCCACCCGGAAGCAGTTTAGACGCTTTGCTCACTACGGAACCCAAACCGTCCCATAGCTTACTTGCTACTGCGTCAAAATCAAAACCCTCTGAAAAGCCCTTTGCAAATGAAGCTCCCAGAGTGTTTCCCTCGTCTATGGTTTCTGAAATGTCAATGCCAAGAATGGTTGCAATTCCGACTGTTAAGCCGGTACCGATTGCATTACCAATATCTCCGGCAATCACATTTATTTTTGCTTTCCCTTTGGAACTCCACCATTCGGAGAACGGCTGTACTATGTACTCGTCCCAGAGGATTTTGCCTTTACCAAAAAAGTCCGCATTCTGCCATTCGTCAGTTGCGGAAATGTCCTTGAACTTTCTCTTTATGCTGTCAAGTTTACGCTCCGCAGAATCCATAGCGTCACTGAATAACTGTTCAGCCTTTGGAACCTGTGCTGTGAGCCACTGTACTATATCTCGGAGCCATGAGTTAGACATTCGCTCTCCCAGAGAGATTTTCAGTCCGTCTACTGCTGACTGGAACAATGTAATATCTCCAGAAAGATTGTCCATCATGGTATCAGACATTCGCTTTGAAGCTCCGTCTGCGTTTGAGATAGCGTCTGCCAGCTTGTTGTAATCTTCCTCCGAAGCGTTCAGGATTGCCAGCAAGCCTTTCTGTGCCTCCATACCGGCTACGGTATTTGCAAGGCTCGATTTCTGCTCCTGATTCATTCCCTTTGTGGCTTCCCTTAATTCTCCCATGACAGTACCAAGCGGTCTTGCGTTACCTGCACTGTCATAGAAATTAACTCCCAGAGCTGCTATTGCGTCTGCCGCTCCGCTGGAGTTTGTAGCAAGTCTTGTGAGAACTGAATTTAATGCTGTACCTGCCTGTGTGGACTTGATACCGCTGTTCGCCATTAAGCCGGTCATTAAAGCTACATCTTCGATTGAGTAACTAAGGGAACCAGCCATAGACGCTACATACTTAAATGTTTCTCCCATCATGCCTACATCAGTGTTCGCACTTGATGAAGCCTGTGCAAGTACATCTGAAAAATGCGTTGCGTCGCTGGCTTTCAAACCAAACGCCGTCAACGCATCTGTTACAATGTCAGAGGTTGTTCCTAAATCTTCCCCGGAGGCTGCCGCCAGATTCAAGATACCCTCTATGCCGCCCATCATCTGTTCAGCGTTCCAGCCTGCCATAGCCATGTAGTTAAACGCCTCTGCTGATTCTGCGGCTGTAAATTTTGTCGTCGCTCCCATTTCCTTTGCTTTCGCCGTAAGTCGTGTGAGGTCCGACTGTGTAGAACCACTTATAGCCTGTACCTGTGACATAGCAGCCTCAAAGTCCTTATAGGTGTTTATTGTATCGGCAAGCCCGACACTCACTCCGAGGACTGCTCCAGCTTGGAGGATAGGGTTCTTTAGCAGGTTTATAACGCCCCTTATCGGGGCTGTTGCATAATCGACAGCTTTCAGTGTGACATTCCATGCTCTGCTTCCAAAGTTCTTTAAGCCTGAACCAATGGTTTGTAGCACCGGAGAAATCTTGTCTTTGGCTTCCAGAAGCACTTCGTACTTCTCTTTCGCCCATGACGCAAGCGATTTCTGCGTTTTCTGCGCTGACTTGTCAAACTTTGATACCGTTTCTCCGGCTTTTTTCGTGGAACTGTTTGCCTTGTCTGCTGCGTCTTTCATTTTATTAAGATTCTGGGTAACTTTCGATAGTTCCGGGTCTGTGTTATCGACAGTTTCTATCGGAATCTCAATCCTAACTGTTTCAGCCACTTTCTTCTCCTCCTTTCGGTTGTGATGATTCTATATATATCCTTGTGGAAGCCAGCATAAATGCCTGTACTCCCTTTGGTTTCTGGTAAAATTCATCCGGTGTTATGCCTGTCCTCTGGAATATGTGATGTAATAGACAGGCTTTTCCACCGGCTTCTATCAGTTTTTTGCTACTTCCTCAAGGTTACTGTCATATCCGCTTAAAGCGTCGATACATTCAAGCACCTTGTCCTTTTCTCCTGCCTTTAAGCAGTATTCAATAACATCAAGACCGTTCATAATCTGTAAGCCCTTTGCTCTAAGTGCTTCCCAGACTTTCTTGTTGTCCCAGAGCTTGTCCCTGTCTGCTTCTACCGTTGCTGTATGAATCAGGGAAGCTCTGTACTTCACATTGTTGGTTTCCTCTGGCAACTTCATGCCGAACTGTTTATTACGGACATATTTGGTCCATTTCTTCTTGCAGCGGTCGTATTCATCTTCCGCAAGTGGTCTGATGTCAAATGCAAAGTACAGCTTCTTATCTCTGATGATTTCGATATGCTGTGTTTCCTCGCTGACATAACCAGCTGCGTCAATTAAGCCCTGAATAAAATCCTCCTCATGGATTCTGATCTGATTCTTTGTTTCCTCTGCGTCAAGCTCGATTTCCTCTACTGCTGGTGTGGTGTTCTCTGCCTGCGCTTCCTCGTTTACGATTCCTACTGTTGCTTTTGTCTTTGTATCTGCCATGATGTTTTCCTCCTAAAATTTGAATTTTGATAATAAAAGAGAGGGTGCTACCTACACCCTCTCAAACTGTGAGACATTATGTGTCAGAGGCTTAGTCAATGCCAAGCAAGCTCTGTAAATCAGGCGGCTGGTTTACTGCGAAATTCCATGCACGCTTTACGACATCTCCTGTCGTGATGTTCTGTAAATCAACCTGACCTGACGGAACGCATTCACTGTAAACCATACGCTGTTCAGAACCGTTTCTGCCTGTAAGAGTACCCTGAAAAGTCCAATACGGCATTGTCTGATTCTTCATAGCTTCTACAAGCTCCTGAATGAAAGCGTCGTCCTCAACTACAATCTGGGACATTGTGAGTGCTACCTTAAAGGTGTTCGCTGTTTCAAGTTCCTGTGCGTTTCCTAAGACTGCGTATGAGGCGTTGTTGAAGTTTACATTTGATGTAAAGGATTCAACGCTTGCCAGCATTACGCCGTCTGCGTTGTAGAAAGCACCGTCTTTACCGGTTCTGGCGTGTCGTGCGTCCCCGGCTGCTCTTGTGTTAATCATGCTACGCTACCTCCTTATGCGTTAGTGCTGAACTGGAATTTGTATGTGAGATAGATATGCTCCATACTATCCTTGTCAATAACTGAAATCTCGAACCATGCACTATCTCCGTCTGCTGTGTAAACAGAGCTTTCAGTTACGGTGCATGATGTGAGCTTGCCCTCGGAAACCATAGAATTTCCGACAGCCTGTAACTGGCTGATAACGGTTGCTCTGCCGTTCTTGTCGTTGTCGACTTTTCCGACAAGGTTATCAGATGTCACATTCATTCTGCGGATAAGCTCATATCTGGTCTTTGTTCTACGGATTTTCTTCCAGCCGTCGTCCTGATTATCTGCTGGAGTGATTAAGGTATTGATTGCGTTGTCAATCCAAACCTGCTTCTGGCTGTTGTATGTGAGTACAAGGCAGCCTTTCTTCTCTGCGTCGATAATCTGGGAATTTGTAAGTCTTTCCAGAATCTCCGTAAAGCCATTGATGACCGTATGTGTCAATGAGGAATTGGAAGCACAAGCTCCGATAAGACCGGCAAATCTTGCCGCTGTCTGGTAGCCGTCAATCTCCGTTCCCTGCTCGCTGATATGAGCATTTAATACGTAGTGCATATTGCAGTCGTTAAAAGCCGCTGCGTGTGCCTTTCTGGTGTCAAGCTCTACGGTGTACTTTTCAGCTACAACCGCCATAGCAAGAATACCGGCATTGAACACTCTGTTCATAAAGGACTGTAAGAGGATATGCACCGCTGTTTCCTCTGTGTCTACGCAAATGGTGTTGAAGTCGAATGCCTCAACCTCTGCAAATGCGTTTGAGTAGTCCTCAGTTGTTACGGCTGGGTCTGTACCGGCTGTGAAAAGGCTCTGTGACACATTGAGCATTTTCACTGTGTCCTTTCCGGTCTTAATTTCTGCCTTGAACTTCTTGGAAGCAGAAAGAGCAGCTACAAGTGCAGCCGCTTCTCCGTCGCCAGCGGCAAACTCGACTTTCTCAAACTCCGTTGTGCCAGAGAAAATAATGCACTCTTTGAGGGTGCTGTCTGATAACTTCTCTCTGATTGTAGCTGTGAATGCCTTTTTGCCCGGATAAAGAGCAGTGATTGTAACTGCCGCCTCTCCGTCGCTGTCGTTCAATGTGATTGTGGCAGGTGTACCACCATTACCTACTCTGCAAGCAATGATTGCCTTTGCGCCGCCGTTGATAGCTTCCTGCATAGCGTCTGTTGTGCCGCCAGTTCCGAAAGTATCTGCATATCCGTCCTCTGCGTTAAGTTCCACCGCCTGATTAAGCGGTCCAAAATCAGACTTGAAGATTACCGCTGTAACGCCGCTGATAATACTTGCGGCTGCATTGTTTCCGGTCTTCTGGATGTTGAAATATGCACCCGGTCTGACTTTTGTTTCTCCAACAATGTAAGTTTCAGCCATTGTTATTTGACCTCCTTTTTCATAAATGCTTCTACGATTTCCTTTGTCTTGGAAACCGTACACTCTTTGATACCAGCGACTTTAAGTGCAGCCGCCACGCACTCTGCTCTAACGCCGAAAAGATTACCGGCGTTCTCTGCAAGCTCGCTTACTGTGTAAACGGACTCTGCAGGGGCCTTTTTCTCCGGCTTCTTTTCTGCCTTTGTTTCAGCAGGTGCCGGAGTTGCTGTTTCCTTAGCCATGCTTTACCTCCTTAACTGTAATTTCCATGAGCTGCCATAAGCACGTGAGGCTTAGCCTTGTACCTAAGCAATCCATAGTGACCTGTGATGAATACCTGGCCTTCCTTCAAGTAGTCAGATTTGTAATTCACCTGCAGTCTCTTGATGAACATAGGCGAATAGTCCAGCATAATTACCTCTCCGTCGAGTGACAGGTGGTTGGCAATATCTGCGGCCATCTTCAATCTCACTGTGCTTTCCGGACACAAAACATGGACGGCAATTCTACCGTCCATCCAAGCTACTGTATTCGTTTCTTCCTGCTTCTCAGCTGAAATCAGTCTGCAGTAAACCACCGGCTGATCCGCTGAGGCTTCTGTTATCTCCTCCATCCGGTCGTATCCCATAACCAGGCATCCCGGGTACAACTCCTTGATGTACTTATCAACCGCCATTACCGGGTCCGGATCGGACGTCTCCATAGACGGATATTCCAGGATGTCAAATCTGACTTCACAGCCGATTACAACACCGGCTTTTCCTGCATCCTCGCCCATAGTAAACGCATCCGTTCTCGCCCAAGTAAAGCAGTACGGCGTACCGCCTTCCGGAAGAAGGATCACATCACGCAGGCATTTCTTCACGATAGGTGCTATGTCCTCCGGGAATATATCTGCCGTATTCTGACAGAATATCGATACCGAAAGACTACCGGCGCTGTTTCGTTCTTCGTTTGCCTGCAGGTCATAGTTGTAAGTTACCATAGGGTACTGCGTTTCACCGCCCCACCCTTCCTGTTCGTCGCCCGGCGCTTCCGGACTAAAAACAGCAGGCACACCGTTGTAGGTCGTAAGCCTCTCTGCAAGTGCTGCCGTACTGACGAACCTTTTCTGAATCAGTTCTTCCAGCTTCACTCTGTCGCTCCTTCCTCAGTGCCCTGCTCTTCGATGCCGTAGGTCTTAACCTCTGACATATCGTGTGAATATCGGATTTCCCACTGACCGTCTACTGCTTCGTCAATGGGAATCCGGAAGTGATTAGTTACATTGCCTATACCCGGATGATACTGGACGATCAGCTCCTTCTCGGTGACTGATGTTGCAAATCCGGCTTTACCTTCCGGCCATGTGCGATGCTTGCCATAGACCAAATCGCCCCTGGCAATCTCGCTCAAATCGAAGGTTGCTATCGGTTGTTCTACTACCAGTGCCATATATCATGCCTCCTTAGCCATACGGCTCCTTGTAAATTTTCTCAATTTCCGGGGTTGCCTTCTCCTTGATCTTGTCTGCGAATGGTCTTGCTGCCATTTTCTTCGTTCCGTTTTCAAGGTAGCCAGCATACTTCTCTTGGCTTTCCAGCTCTGCAATGATTTGGACTCCACCACCAGCGGTACTGCCTTCGCTCTTTACCTGGCCATTCCAGTGCATACGGAGATTTCCTGTACGTCTTGCCGGTGGTTCTCCTGGTGCCGAAGCTGTGTAGGTCGCTTTGCTGTGCGGTTTGCGATATGTTCGCCCGCTTCTCTGACCTTTTAGCACTTCCAGTTCTGCGTTTCTCATAGCATTCACTGCCCTAACGCCCCTGGCTACGACTTGTCGGTTGATTTTGGCTACCTGTCCTTTGACTGTTGCCCTTATGGCGCTTCCTGCACTCCCTGCTTTTCCATCGTTCCACAGCTTCACTTGACATCCTTCCTTTCCTCAGCGTAGTAGATTGTTGATATACCCAAGCTACCCACCTCGTCCAGGTCGATAATGTAAAACGTGCGATTTCCGAGTATGAGTTTATCGGACTTCTTTGCTTCCGGACTGCCTGCCTGCACAATCGTATGGGTACAAACACGATCTCTCGTTGAATGAGATTCCTTCTGCTCCTTCGTGGACTCAGCAAGACATCCTCTGATGATCTTTGAGCCGTCTCCCTTCGGTGCGTTTGCTACCCTTCCGCTCGCTGTTACAACCTGCGTATTTGACTCGACAACAAAATCCTTGAATAGATTTCCCGGCCTTAAATACATAAATCTCGCATTTATCATCCGTTCCACACCCTCTCGTTTTCGTGCATTCCGGTATGGAAGTAAGGCGGACCATCTACCCCATTTCCAAACCGTGGCACTGACACTGACTCTGCCTGGACCTCTTTTTTCAGCTTATCGTAATCTTCTTTCCAAAGTTTCGCCCTGCCGTTCATATCCAGGCTGAGAGGACCGGTCTTTGTATTGACCTCATACGCAAAGCGACGGCACAAACTTTCAAGAAGCATCAGCTTCGCACGCTTCCACTTATTCGGGTATGCGTCGATTGCTGCTTGTATCTCCTCGTCGGTCAATGCCGTCGTATCTGCCAGGCCCTCTACCATCGTGTCTCCAAGCTCAAACCTCATACGGTCTTTGCCAAACTCTGTGATGTTTCCCGGCTCATATGTGTATGCACCTTTTGACATTAGGTATCAGCTCCCTCCGTATTGCTGTCTGTGGTTGCGTTACTGCCTGTGGATTCGTTTGAATTACCTTCGGCGGAGAATAAGGTGTCGTGCTGTTTCTGAGCCGCTTTTTTGACCGTAGCACGTGTATCTAATACATGAAGCAGAATCAGAACACTATCGGACTGCACACTGGCTACTGCCTTTGCGCCGTCGTCTGCATTCATCTGCAGTACATCGACCACAGACTGAATATCCTCTGCGCTGCAGGAAACCGCCGTCACATTGCCGCCCTCGCCCTTGACTGTCACGGTAAAACCGGCATTGTCGGAGTCGAACGGTTTAAGCTCTGCGACTGCGGACTGGATCATTTCATCTACCTGCTCCTGTGTAAAGCCTTTGTCTGCATTGGCGACTGCATCGGCGATCATCTTATCTACCTGCTCCTGCGAATAAAGGGCACCGGACTGTTCCGGTACCCCTGCTTCGTCATTTGCGGCTGAAATTACGCCGAGCTTTTCTTCTCTCTCGATGTTTACCACGAGTTCTGCCGGGATTTCATCCCCGATGAAGAATTTTTTGCCGCCATAACTGCAAGGCTTCTTTGCAATTAATCTCATGGCGAAACCTCCTTACACTGCGTCGTAACCGAAGAATGCAAGATCATCTGCGGTTTTCTTCATGTCGTAAGCCATAAGACCCTCGACAAACTCAGAATGTGTTCCGGCCTCACCCTGGTAGTTGAGTACCGGAAGCAAGATGCCGTTCTCTAACATATCCCAAGTGAAGATGTAACCTGCAGAAGGCTCCTCGATGGAAGGTGTATCTGTTGCATACGCTAACAGGAATGAGTTAGGGTCGCCAATGAACTGCATATTTGCAGCCTGGCCTAAACCGGCTTTGTTCTGCACGGTCTGATCGATAACAATTCTGTCAACTCCGAAGAGCTGTGCAAGCACGTTCTCGGTAACATTTGCAGGATTTGCAGTTGTACCGCCAAACTTCACTCTCTCGAGGATTGCAGGGTGTACCTTCAACGCATTAAATACGTTGATACCGAGTCCTAATCTGTTAGGAGTACGGCCGGTTGCCTGTCTCATGGCAGTTTTCTTTGCATCGAAGAATGCAATAGGATCGCTGTTGCCGTTGCTGAACTTGATAAATTCATTTCTGGAAACAGATGTATCATCCTTACCCTGTCCTTCGTTCGCCCATACTCCCTGCTTCATAAAGGACTTGGAGAAATCCGAATCCTGGTGGATGTTTGCCTGTGCTGCCATAACCTTAGTTCTCTGCTGACGAGGATCTGCAGTACGAGGTCCCTGGCGACGGTTGTGGTCAGTCTGACGAATGGAATCAATACCCATAATCATCTGATCTACTGCACAAGCGTAAGTCTCTGTGTGTTCAGAGATTACCGCAGGATCAACCTTGCCGTATGCAGGTTTTCTCTGCCAGTTGTCACGTAACAGATCCTCTTTGTCGAATACATAATAGTTGTCAGAGGATAACCCTACCGGGCAAACCGGGAACATATTCTTTGCAAGGGTTGTAGAATCCTGCTGATAATAAGCCAGCGCCATGGTAGAAAGCGCTGTGTGTGGTCTGAAAGCACCCTTAGCAATATCTGCCTGGATGCTCTTTGCTGTTCTTTTCATTTACCATTTCCTCCTTCTTTATTTTGCGGCCGGGTTCTTCTGATACTTGGAAATCTGAACTCTCACGTAGTCGTTCTCAGCAGCATTGCTGAGTGCCACGCCGATTACATAATTTCCATCAGCCGCCTTTGTTGCCTTGCCTGCAGTTGCAGTAACCTCTTCGCCCTTCTTGATGGTTCCGCCAGCAAGAATGTAGCCGATGTCCTTGATCTGAACATCTACCTGGTCGCCCTTTGCAACCTTTCCGGACTCTGCACCGGAGATGTCGTTGTAGCCTGCCTCAATAATGGCGATGCCTACAAGCGGTGCTGTTCCATCGGTTGCTACGACCACATCTCCATTCTCGTCGTACTTGAGAATGAGATTTCTTACGTCGGCAATCTCTGCGCCTGCCTGCTCTGCGATTGTCACAGACTGGTTAATCTGTGAGCCGTTGAAGTTTCTCTTTGCCATGGTCTTTTCCTCCTTCCTTAAAATCCTTCCTCAGCGTCGTATGCGTCCATAAGGTCCGGGTTATCTTCCCAAGCCTTAGCCAGCGCATCCGTATAGCTCATGGAAGGCTCTTTCTGCATATAGCTCTTGGCGATACCTTCGATCTTGCCCTCTGCATCACTTACGTGCGCAGAGCCGTGGCCGGACTTGCCTACCTCAGAAAAAACGCCGGACTTGTTGACCGCTTCCACGGTGGCATCAAGAACGGCGATCATATCGTTGTATGCAGTTCCACCGGCAGCTCTGAGAGATTTGAGCATAGGTACAAGCTCCTCTTTCTTCTTGCCGATGATTTCATACTTGCCTGCTACGGCTTCAAGTTCTCTGTTCTCAGCATCCTCACGGAACTTTCTGAGTGCTTCGATTTCTGCCTTAACAGCAGGATTGAGGCCCTTGTAGATGTCCTCACCATCTGCAGGTGTTTCCTGGTTCTGCTCAGGCTTCTCAACAGACTTTGTTACCGCAGGTTTTCCCTCCGGAGTCTGCTCTGTCTGAGCCGGGTCGTCTGCCACGCCGTATCTCTTCTCAATATCTTCGAGAATGAGAAGCTCAGCCTGGGTCATTTTGCTCTTGTCGATCTTCATATCTTCGTTGTCTCCTTTCGACTGTTTCTTTTTGCCCTGGTCCTTTTTGTCCTCTGTGTCTACCTCCGGATCATCTCCTTCTTCGGCAGGCTTTCCGGCGGCGGTCTGTGCCTTCTCGATGTTATCGTTCAGCCTTGCGGCCGCAGACTTCATCATTGCCAGGTCGCTCTCCGTCACCTCTTCACTCTTTACGATGTTGATTACCTTGCCGCCGGACCAGTTGCTAATCGCTTCCTTCACTACTGCAGTAAACTCGTCAAGGCTCTCATTCATCGCTGTTGCTGCGCCGGTGCTATCCAGCTCCTCGTCATTCAGAATCGAACAGAGGCTTGCCTGCAGTGCGTAGCATATATCCCAAATTTCATCAGCAATCTTTCTGTTCTTGATTTCATTGAAACGCTCGTTGAAACTAACAGAGTTGCCTTTCAGAACTTCCTCTACTGCACTGTCGATCTCTTCCTGGTTCATGCCGGCCTTTTTGCCGATGAAACCGAACAATCGGCTGACAAAACCATTCTTATCGCCATTCTCTCCTGTGGACTGCCCCTTTTCACTTTTGCTCTTTGTCAGCTTAATGTGAGCATCCGGATTTGCACCTTCATCTACAAAATCAACCTTGCTGATTCTGAGATTTTTTAACTTTGTTGCCACTTTGCTTCCTCCTTTCCGCAAGATTTGTATATTAAAAAAGGCACCTTTGCGGTGTCTCTCCTAATAACGGAATAATTTGAACTACCTATGCCCTTATTACACTCTCGTATGTGGAATTATAAGGTTGAGGCTGCTGAAAAACTCAATACGCCCCATTTCTACAAGGTGTTTTCATCTTCTACTTCGATTCTCTCGGCTTCTCCTTCGATTGAGAACATCGGATATGTGCCATCCTTAACCTTTTCCCATACATCCTCGTCGGTTACTTTGAAGCCGATCCACCAACCAATCGGAAGGGTTCCTGCCGGGATTCCCATTGCCTGCATTTTCTCTTCCGTGAATACCACGGATTCAACCAGGACTGCAGCACCGCCTCTTTCGTGCATTTCTCCGCCTTCACGATAGAGCAACACGTATTGATATGCTGCGTTTTCCAGTTCTTCCGGTTCGATGATGTCCTCCTGCCAGTCCTCAATTTCTTCTCCGTCAGCACGGATAGCAACATTCGCCCAGCCAAATGCCAGGTGCTTGTCGTCGTCGGACTTGGCAATCTTAAACCTGCCCTTAATCACATTACCGGCAGGCTCTTTCCTCTGCGGTTCTGCAGACTTCTTGATGAAATCAGAGAACTTCTTCACTTTCTCACTTCCTTCCTCTCGGCGCAGCCACTTCGATATACTCGATAGCGCAGGCGCATCTTGGGTGTGCAGGTGGTAACATATGTTGCCCTGCAAACAGAACCTTTCCTTTGAAATCAAAGTCGGAGTCCATATCTACCTCGGTACCTTCCAGTGCATTGCAGATGTCGCACACCGAATCGTCTCCGGATGTACTCCACCGCTTTACCATTGTCCCAAGGTACCCTTCGCCCTGTGCCTGGCGTATGCCTTCATCTGCTCCACGGTTATAAGCAAAAGCACTCTCGGTCTGAGCGATTGTAAATGCCCTGGCCCGGTGCTGTTTCTCTGCATATTTCTGAGAAGCGTCCAATGCCTTCCTGCGGATGCTCTCAACCTTCATTCTCGGATGCTCTTTTCGCATCGTAGCCACGATATTGTCATAATACCTGGCATTTGCTCTTGCGTCACCCTCTGTCAGACCGATACACGGGCGAATGAGCCTTGCCAGTTCATCTACTGTGTGGCTCTCTCTCATTTTCTTTTCCAGGAGTGCCGCTATTGCGTCCTTCTGTTCTTCTGTGCATCGGGTAACAAACTCAGCTCCTCTTTCACTGATCCAGTCAAGAACGCCAGGTGTCTGAGTGTTAAACTCAAAAGCGAGACCGTCCAGGATTGGTTGCCCGGTTGGTCCCGCCGCTATTGCCTGCGTCCACATTGACTGCAATCTCTCGGCAACAAGCACTGAGTAATCCTGTTGCCAAGCCTCTAACGTCTCTTTGCTGAGGCTTCCGTCCGCTACTGCCTTTCGGAGTTCCTGGTACGTGATGGCGTCTTGCTGATCCTGCCAAAACCCGCATAGGATTTCAACCGGTTCGTCACATTCACTCTGCAGGTACTCTTCAAGTCTGCGTAGGACTTCTTGACTGCCCGGTGTCTTTGCCTTGCGTATTCGCTTTGGCCGTATGAACCTTATTGCCATTTGTACCGCTCCTTCCTAATCGCCTTTTAGCGGCTTCTACCACATTGTCGGGTATTTCTTCGCCTTCGTCGTTTCCATCGCTTCCTGCGGCTGTCTCAGGTTCCTGTGGCTGGTTCTGCTCTGCCTGTTGCTTACGCCGCTGGTCTATCGTCCTGTCGTCCGTTGTTCTCTCCGGCAGGTGTCCGACCTGGCGAATGTAATCTTCCAGTCCGTCGTCCGGTACCAGGATTCCGATGCCGGTCATATCCTTGATGAATGCCGCAACCTTCGTTACGTCCACATCTGCAATGTCGCCGTGGGACATCTTTGGGTACTCCGTGATGCCTGCAAAATGTTCACCGTTAATATCGATCAACGGCGGGATGCCCTGGCTGTTGAATGTCTCGCAGATCATGTCTAGGAATGCACCGATTGCCATAGCGAACAACTCCGTCTTATCGGAGCTCAACGCCCAGGAACCGGTCTCTGAATGCCCTAAGAAAATAAAATCCGCCAGTACCGTCATTGCAATTCGGGTATCGTAGCGGTTGATGATCGCATTCGTGTCAAACTGTCGGGTGCCGCCGGAGCTTAACAACTCCAACTCATAACCTGCGGGAAGTACCACACCTTCCATCTCGTCTCGGCGAATACTCTTTACCATATTTTCCAACGCAATTCGTGTCTGCTTGTTGTCCTCAATATCATCGTTCCAAAGGTCTAACCCTTCCGGTCCGTGCATTACCGGGAGTCCTGCAAGGTCTCTTTCAATGCCAATTCCTTCAATCTCCTGGATTCTTCTCTTGAAGTACCAGGATCGGTAAGCATTTCTCAAAACGCTTCGTCCTTCCGGGTTGTTCTTCCTGCTCTTTGTACGGAACAGCAAAGCCTTACTCATTGGTATCGTGTAGGTACCAAAGTCCGGAGGCGGCATCTGAGTCATTCCCAGCAGATTGTCCTCGTTGTCGTATTCCCATCGGTAGAGCGTTTCCTGCGCTCTGATAGGCAATTTCTTCCATCCAATCAAGCCATCCGTGTACTTACTCTTCGTGGTTGGGTTCTTCGTATTTCCCATGCGGCGCTTATACACGATCTCGTGGAAGCTCCAACCGTAAGTGAGGAAAGATAAGATTTCCGAAATTGTGTCCGTCCAGGTGTCCTGCATATCGTGCATACAGCTTTCTACGAACTCTGCAGCCTCTTTGTCCTTTGCGGTATCGCCTCCCGGCTCTACATTCCAGTCGCACTGTCTTACCAGCATCTCGATAGCGAAGAGGATCGCACCTACCACGTCGTCATTCTCAGACATTTCACGGTAGACCTCTATTCCTCGTGTGCCTCTCAGTTCGTGAAGGAACTCCTCATAGATTGTTCCTCCGTAGCGTCGCTGACCTATGCGACCGATTTCTTTGTTAGCCATCTGTTCTCACCTCACTTATTCCAATAACTGCTCTTGCCTAACCGGCTATCCTTAGGCGGTGCTGAGTATGTAGCACCACTCTCCAACTCTGTAAATGCCGACGAGCTTGCATCCACCATATCCTTGAATTTTGACTGCGGGAAGTTCTCGCACTCGTTGAAATACTCTTCATTCCACGGTGCAATCAGCACATCAACATTGCCCTTATCCATGCCTTCAAGCCCTAACCACTGTGCCGAGAACGGTTCTGCTCTCGTCACCTTGTCTCCGGACTCTTGAATGCACTTAACAGCAAAACCAGCCAAGAGCTTCATAAAACTCTGTGCCTGGTCTTTACCTGCTTGGCCTGGGTCCTGTGGAAGTCTTGTTGCTACCCTTCCGTATTTCGCCCTGTCGGCTATGCAGGTCTGCTTTATAATTTCTCGCACATCGGACGAACTCAACCGGCGATTGATAACGTCGGCCACAATGTACCGTCCGTTTCTTCTCTTTCCGATCAGCACGCCTGCTGTGTACGCCGGGTCTCCCTTTTCATCCTCAGATGTTGCCGCAAGGTCCCAGCCTCTCGCCCACTTAATAACATCGGGCGGTATCTCTTCCAGCATATTTACTTTTACTCGCTTGAACATCAAACCTGCGGCAGCTTTAATCTTCCAGTTGCCATGCAGTAGTCGCTCTCTCTGCACAAGAGCCATCGCCTGCAGGTTGGCTAAATACCCTGGGTCATTCTTCATCAGAATTTTGTTATCATGCAGCGTACTCGCAATGAACGTCACGCTCTTAGGCATCGTCTCAGCCTGTTCCGGCTTGACACCGTTCTCGATAGCTCCCTGCGCTGCCTCTTCCCTGCTGTCAAACCAGGTAACGACCTCATTCAGTCGCACCATCCAGCGGATCACTCCCGACCGTTCCGGTATTGGGTAGCCGGTCTCTTGGTTTATCCACCAGGAAATGAACTCAGCAACCCAAGAGTCTGCGTCCGGGTTGCAGGTGGCTCGTACATACGGCTTTACACCGGAATCTGTACGGTTTCGAGACAGCATATAAAAGAACTGGTACTCGCTAAAGTGCGTCAGCTCGTCAAATCCTATCATCGTGAGCTGTGAACCCTGCCAGTCGTCGCAATCTTCATCACGTCCGAGGTGGGCGAAATTGACCGATGCGCCTCTTTTGAAAGTCCAGTGTAGTTTTGGTGTCTTTAACGGCTGGGAACCTTTCACGTAGCGGTAAATCTTTCGTGAACTATCCCATAAGCCTCCTGGAGATGTTACCTGCGTGTAGTCACGTCGGAAGATAGTTGCGTTGTAGTCCGGATTGTTCATGTACCGAAGCGGCTCTAACAGCAGTCCAAAGGTTTTTCCTCCGCCTGCAGCGCCTCCATAAATGCAAATATCCGCAGAGGTCGCTAAAAACATTTCCTGCGGTCCTTTCTGCGGAGCTAATACGATTTTCTCTTTCATCAATCGTTCCTCCCATTATCCGGAAGGTAAATCTGAACCTCCGCATCATTGTCGCTGGTCTGATCCACATAGTCCTGTGGTCTATCCTGCCAGCGGTCTCTCTGCCGGTTCTTCAACCAAAATATCTGAGCCGTGACATCCGGCGGTACGTGCTTCTTGGTCTTTTCAATCTTGACTGGTTTCACATTGCCGTCCTTGTCATACTCAATGATTTTCTTCTCTTCCTCGTACTCATAGCCGGTAGCTCTCTTGTAGAGACTCCTTATTACCTTCGCATCTGATACGCCTTTACCTTCTCCAAGCGCCTTGCCGAATGATTCGTGTTCCTTGGCCCATCGCATAATGGTTCGTTCGGAGACTCCCATGGCAAGGGCGATCTCTTCATTGGTGGCACCCATTGCAGCCAAAGACCACGCCCAGTTATCGTGGTAAGGGGCATTGTATTTTGGCTTAGCTGCCATACATTAACTACCTGCCACTGAGGTAGTCAGCACATAGGTACTCGATCAGTTGCCACCTGTTCTTACTCGTGATTGTCCCTTCCTTCTCAGCTTTCTTGATTGCCTGCTGAATAACGGAAGCGGACTCACCCGGTACCGCATTACTGCCAAACAGTTTAGCGAGGTAGGTCCATTCTCCTTCCTCTGCGAAACCGCAGTCGTCCATCTTCTGAGCGGCGTTCTCGATCATGGAGTGGATAGCCGCACCGACGTTTCGGATGTCCGTAAACTTCTGATACTTGCTAAGTGTCTCCACAAATCCCTTGCACTGCTCGTAGGATGCCACGCCCACAATGTCCGGAGCCTTTGATTCCAGGTCTTTAACCAGTGCGTCCATATCCTTTACCTGGTGCGGAAGGAATGTAAACGTCACATTCTTAAAATCAAACTGAACCGCAGGACTCAGCATCTTGTCGTACTGTTCCAGCGGTTCTTCCATGATCTCCTTGCCGACGAATGACTCAATCATATCGTCCACATCGTCTATCATCTTCACGATTTCTCTCAACGTACTGTCGTCGTCGAAACCGGAAATTGCATTGTGTGCCAGCTGCTTTGCCGCAATCTTGCTTCGTGAGAGACCGGACACATCGACAATAGCGATGATTTCCTTCATCTCTGCAGCGCGTGCGCTCTTTACTCTGTGGTGGCCGCTGATGATTTCCAGCTTGCCATCCACCAAAACAAAAAGAGGCAGGCTTTCCAGCTGTCCTCGCTTCTTGATATTAGCGGTCAACTGATCCTGCATCTCGTTTTTCATTATCCTGGCGTTGATGTCCTGCTCCTTAACCTTATCCAGCGGAACCTTGGCGATCACCAAGCCGGAACCCATATCGTAGATTACTTCGCATCCTTCGATTTGCTGGATGCCTTTGCTCTGTTCTTCTGCCATTCGTTTTCCCTCCTTAGCCATTCTTGAAGCGTCTGCTGTTCAGTTCTTCCCTCTACCAGTTCAGCCTCATACGTGAGCTTGTAGCCGTTCTTCTTGTCCTCAACCCTGTTTACCAGTTTCATGATGCCTCGTACCTCTTTGTTCTCCGGGTACCTAGTAAGCATTGCGGTGCGCATCTTTGTGACCTTCTCCTGTTCGATATTGTCCAGGAGTGTATCTACAAAATCTCTGTTCTGCGCCAGCATATAACACAGCCTGCCGAGGCGGTATGTCTTGTGTGGCACCTTCATCACGTACCAAACGAATACGCTGTCTGCCGCCATCTTCGAGATGCCGAATACCCCAGCCACATAGCCATCAATCAGCAATGCCCTGTTGAACGTCGCCGATGAACCGACAAAATTGTGAGTCCATAACTCTCTGTAATACTGAGCCTCTGCTGACTTAATCGGGATAACCTGTACCTTGCTATCTTCCCGGATCACATAATCTCTCGGAAGCATACTGCAGTCTAACGGCTGTAACTTACTCTCTGCTGGACGCTTTATCTTCTTGCCGTTTGCCAGGGCGGTTGCCTCTTCCTCCCGGTTCGTAGTGATGTAAGCATTCAAATCTGCTCTCGTGCCTGAGCGGGCGTATATCGTATATCCTACGGCTTCGCCTACTCTCTTCTCCTGGTAGCAGATAACCAGCGCCTTCGCATCCATGCAGAGGTCGTAGAGCTGCTGGTGTCCTGTCTCCGGGTCAAACAGTTCATACGGCGGTTCCTTCCAGGTCATCTTGCCCTGTGTGTCGTAGAACTTCTCATATCCGGAGAAGTAGGTCGGTGGGTTTGCAATAACCAAAGCGTGCGGATCGTCCAGCACCTCTTTCAGATGCTCCCACATATCCAATGGTCTGTAGCTCATGCCACCGAGCAGGTTCTTGATAACCTCTATCTGCCGATTGATACTCTCGATGTGTTCCTCTCGTCTGAGGCGCAGGTCTGTGAGTATCTGATAGAAATAATCATTTCCCGCATTCTTCGAGGTTCTGAGGTACAGCTGCGCATACAATGCTGTTGCCGGGTCAAGAAGTTCTTCGTCACTAAAGCCTTGTGCGTGGATTTCCAGCGGCTCTAATGACTGGCCGGTAATCGCATACCCGAGGACTGTTGACATCATATTGACGTCGCTGGTCTCGATCTGCTCCGGCTTAAACCCATTCTGTACTGCCAGGTTCGCCATTGCAAAGGTACCGGCACACGGCTCAACGAACCTTGTATATCCGGACTTTGCTGCAGTCTCTATCAGAGTAACAAGAAACTTCTGCTCCGACGGACCTAAGCACCCCAGGAACATTGCTCCCGGATCCATAAAAAATGCCATATCCTTGTCTCCTTCCCTAAAAATTGTTCAATATATACAAAAAGCCGAGGCGGTTCCCTGGTACTGACCCGGGGATTTTTGATACCTGCCTCAGCATATTGCACAAAAAAGACCTCAGGCCCGAAGGACACTGAGGTACGTTCCGTGATAACAAATAAGGCACCGTACCCTTTCGGATGCGATGCCGTTGTTTTTGGACCGGAACCCTGCGATGAACAGGACCTTAACTATGGAATAGCCACGTGCTGCTTACACCAGTTCCGGATGTTATGATTAAATCCCTGCCAAACCAAACAAACTCAGCTGCTCGTAACCAGGTTCTTCCTTCCTGGTTTCGACTACCTTCTTGACAGGTTCCTTGCTTTCTTTCTTAGCTGCAGGCTTCTTGACCTTCGGCTCTGACGGATCGTATAACTCCTCAATCAGTTCTCCGGTCTGTTCCACCCACCATTCAGCGAATACGGTTCTGTGGCACCAGTCTCCTGGAACTCTCACATCTTCGTAACAGAGAAGCACAAGTTCTTTCCCTTCTGCCCTTGCCTCCGCATTCATCTTCTCGACCATATCGATGATTCTGTCTGTGCCGATACCTTCCAACTTCTCGTAATATGCAGGCTTGAATCTGTCAAGCTCCATATTCAGCATATAGCCTTTCGGTGCCAACGAGTAGCACTGCTTTCTCAGCGTGTACCCCAGCGGAAACTTCGGTGTTCCGATGCTTATTCCTACCGGGTAATACTTACCACTCTGTAATTCCTTGTTGCTATACCTACTAATCCAAATTGCCATCTCAATCACTCCTTTTATACTGGTTGTTTATAGTTTTATTATACTATACAGACCTGCCTAAGTACACTGAAATAGCCTTATTTAACCGATTGTTCATATTTCCTCTTCGGCTAACTGGCAGGGATTTCGCCCTGCCGTGCCTGCCGTTGGGAAGAAATACAACTGGCTATTTTTAGGGGTGACATTTGGGTTATCGGCTAATTAGCATATTACCACTTGGTAATTCTTTATGCAACCTACTCATTTTCTACCAGGTTGTTTTACAGCCACAGGGAGCGTTTAGAAATCCGCACCCAGTAAGTAAATAGCCACAATGCCACAAGCTATTCCTATGTCCTTGTAGACGGTCTTATCGCTTATGTTTTCTACTTCCGAAATCTCCTGCACCGTGTAAGGTTTTTCGTCCAGGTACATCATGCTTAACTCCCTATAACGGCGCTTCGCCTCTTCGCTTCCGCTCTTTTCACACTCCTCACGGTACATTTCGGTCGCTTTTTCTATTCGGAACACGCAGTATAAATCCTCTTCACGCTTGCGCTCCGTATCTTTGATTGTCCTCTCGGACTTTCCTGCTATGTCTCTTGTGTTTCCCATAAGGTCCTCAACAAACTTCCATCTCAGCTCTGCCTGCTCCTCCGGAGTGAACTGCTCTCCATCCGATAATGTCGCCTTGATTCTTCTGTATGAGCTGAGCAGTTTCTTTGTCTTTCTGACTTTGCTATCTTCCTTCTTTCTCCTACGCTCTTCCTTCTTCTGCTCTTCCTTGTATGCCCTTACACCTTCCTTGGCACCGATAGCAGCTATTTGGTTGATCTGTTCCTGCGTTAGGGGGAAGATCGCTTCACCCTTTGCCTTCTCCTTATTCTCCGTTGCCATAATGTCGCCTCCTTGACTTTTCTCGCATTTGCGAGTATAATATTCTCAGTCACGAGTCGTTCCTGTCAAAGGGGCGGCTTTTCTTTTTCTCAACGGTTTCTTGCCTTGCAGGTGGCAAAGTGTGATATGTAGCCAAAGCCTTCTGCGCTCTCGGATGATACCTTATCGGCACATACGACCTCGCCTTCCGGCGTTACTATCTTCTCCTTTGCCTTTACTCCTGCTCCTGGCCTGCGGTAGCTGATCATCGTTGGGTCTACCGGCATATTCTTTCCAGCCTTTGTTTTAACCCACATAATCTGACACCCGCAGTTCCTGCAAGTCCCGAACGGATTGTAGGACCTCATGGGGTTTTATCACTCCTTTCTTATTAGTCGCCAAATGCGTATTCTAGCAAGCCGAACCTTCCGTTTGGAAACATTATTATCGGCTGCATCACTTCAATAGTTCCATCTCCATTCACTGTTACTGGACCTGCAACGATATTCAACCCGGTTTCTTCCGGAACTCAGTCTGCATCTCAGTCTCTCCTTTGTATATCCGCTCATACACGTATAAGAAACCTCTTGCCATATCGCTTATCCTTTCTCTTCGTCCGCTACAATCTTTGCCTTTTCTCCGGTATCTTTAATCTCAAACATCACGCCAGGCTTCAAATATGCGATTGCTACCGGATGCCCGAAGAAATCCTTTGCAGCTCTTCTCAGCTTTTTCTCATACTTTGCCATCTTCTTTGCAGCGTGCGCTCTTACCCATTCTCTCGCAAATTTCATCTGCTCCATATCGCTCTCCGGTGTATTCATTCTGCCTCCTTACTTTCTGTTCGGTTTCTTAATTCTCTCAATCTCCTGCAGGGAAGGTTTGCCTACGCACTTCTCCATGCCAGCCGCCAGTTCCTTTGCTCCTGGGTTGTTCTTCTCGACTTCATCTGCCAGGTGGCGCAGGACTAAAACTATCAGTCCCGCGTCGTTCTTGGCGTATGGAGATATGCTGTCGATAACCCTCTCTGAGTAATACTGCAGACCGTGACTCACCAGGTTCATTGCCTGCTTGGTCTTGCCCTTTGCAATCAACTCATTGCCTCTGTCTACATAACTACTCACTCTTGGTTTCATCAGTCCCATATCTACTCCTCCGGATCTTCGTAATCGTAACCTTCTGTGTCTGCATCTCCCAGGATGTCGTCGGTAATATCCTCCGGCTCTTCCTCGTTAGGTTCCTCGGCTGGTGTATCTCCCGGCTCTTCGCCGCTCTCTTCCGACTGTGTTTCTTCCTCTGTAGGCTGGGTGTCTGTTTCCTCTGTCTCCGCAGGCTTCTCTTCGTCTGCCGGTCCAGGTAACGCCGGTCTTACATCTGCATCGATGTATGTACCGTCGATAATATCCTCATTGCCTTCGCCTTCCTGCTTCTGACCCTGCATAAAGTCTGAGTCAAAAATCGTTCTCTGCTGTGTGTTTGCAATCGGCTGTAATACATAACATCCGGTCTCTTCATCCATAACCATCTCCATCTCGTTGTTGAGATTTCCGCCTTTCTCGTCGGTAATCTTTACTGCAGATGTGACTTTGTGCTTGAACTGCGGTTTGCTAATCTCCCTGGACTCTCCCTTGATATTCGGGTCGTAGTTCGGGATAAATTCCTTCACCATGGTAACGTCAATCTTAATTGTCATACTTCCTTCGTTGGACTGCTTCTCGATCATATTTCCAAGAAGTCTCTGCAGAACAAAATTCATATCGTGCTTCATATTCTCGAAGGTATTGCTGTCGAAATCCAATTTCTTGTCAAAATCATTCATCACTTACTCTCCTTTGCAATCTTGCCGTATTTGATATTGTTCTCATTCATAAAAGCAATCAGTTTCCCCAGCTGTTCCTTAGTTCCGTCTGCAAAGAAACGTACTCTGTACTTCTTTTCCTGCTCAGGTTCTTCTTTCGGTGCAAACGGATCAACCACCTGCGCTGCCGGTGTCGCCTGCGTTTCCCCGGCTACTGCCTGGGCGAATGCCGATTTTTCAATAGACTCAATCGCCTTACCCATTTCGGACTGAGGTTCTGTCTGTTCGACTTCTGCGGTGGCTTCCTGTGCTTTCTTAGCTTCTGCAGTTTTGCGCTCCGCTTCTTCTGCCTCACGCTTTGCCTGCTCCTCAGCTTCTTTCTGCTTACGGATTTCTTCCTGGCGTTTTCTCTCAGCCTCTTCCTCAGCCTTACGGCGCTTGTCCGCTTCCAGTTTTTCTTCCAGGTCTGCCAGCCTCTTGTTCTCTGCCAGGGCCTTGCTGAGGTCCAGGGTCTTGATATACACATCCTTCGCATTCAGCTTATACTTGCTATCCAGGCTGTCGATAGTCTCCAAATCCGTCTTAACCGTGTCGATCTTGTCTACGATTTCCTTCTGTGCGGTTGCCAGCTTATATGTCTGATTAAGGTAACGGCTGTCGAAAATCTTTTCAAACGGCAATACCTCGGCCAAATCTCCGATATTTTCATCGTAGGTAGCCTTGATAGCCGCTTTCTTTTCTTCCTTCTGTTTCTCCTCGAACGCCTTTACCTGCTGGTCGATCAGTGCGACCGGCTCATTGATAAGTGCCGTGATTTCCTTTAACTCTGCCTCGAACACTGCATAAGGCTCATTGATGATGTTCTTTACCTGTTTTCTTCTCTCCTCGATAGCCTTAATGAGCTTGTTCAGCTCTGCCCTGTCATTCTTCGCTGCCTTAATGTTTTCCTCGGTGTAAACCACATTCTCGTAACCGGCGATCTTGGCTCTTACTGCGGCTTCCAACTCTTCCTTGTTCCACTGAATGCGTCTGAGAAAGCCATCCTCTGTCGGGTTAATCAGTCTGAACTCCATTTTTCCTGCCGGTACTACCGCTGTCTCAACAACTTCTGCTTCCACTGTTTCAGTTTTCTTTCTTCCTGCCATTGTCTACCTCCTAAATTTGATCCGGTCCTACGACCTTTATCATCACATCAACCCTCGGCGTTTCTGAGTAAAACTTCCTTACCTGTGCATCCACGACTGCCGAATCATCGTGGTACGCTACCAGGTTTAGACTGTCGCAAACAATCTTGCCGATATTATCCCAGTCCGGCTTCTTGGCTGGTCTGATCCTGTGTTCCAACATTTCCCTGCGCTTCTTCTTGCTGGTGGACTTCGGAATTTCGTAATATGCAATTATCCGAACATCCAGCATTGCCCCTTCCGGAAACATCTTTCCTTTGGCTGCTTCGTTATAAAACAGCTTCACCAGGTTTTCATAACTGGTGGTCTCTTTTGGGGTGTACGTCTTGACATACGCCCCTGCTCTTGAAAACTTCGGTCTCTGTTTCCCGAATGGCTGTCCTGGTATTGTGAAACGAATCTGCTTCATATCTTCATCCACTTTCTGCCTCCTATGCCTTGTCGCCAATCTCGGCCGACATCTTATCCGCCACCTTCTTGGCTGTCACCTTCGTTTTTCCGCTTGTTGCTTTGTAGAGTTCTGCCTTATCTGTGCCTTCCTCCACATACACCTTCAAGTAGTAATCTAACCGCTTTCCGGTCTCTGTCTTTTTTCTCTTTCCTGGCCCGACGGTATAACCGTTCTCGTGCAGGATTGCCGTAACCGTCTTGCGATCTTCCAGCTTGTCAATGCTGATTTCTGCCACCTTAATCAATCCCATGCTGTCATTCCTCCATTAAATTCTTCATGGCATCGAACCTCTTCGACGCCGCCTTTTCTCTCCAACTTCTGCCTGCAAACCTTACCGGAAAGCACATCTCAAATATTCTGTCATAGATACGTCTGTATCGGATGTCCTCTGACTCCTGCATATCCTTCAATGTCATATTCGTAGTGAGGATCAACGGCTTTCCGGATAAATACCTACTGTCGATGATGTTGTACACCTTCTCTAACGCATAATCGGTACTTCTCTCTGCTCCCAGGTCGTCGATAATCAACAGCTTTGCCGTATTCAGTCCCGCCATTATTCTTTCTTCCTCGTCGGGGTTGCCCTGGATGTTCTGCAGTATCTTCACGAATGATGTCATAACCACCGGGATCATCTGATTCAGCAACTCATTCGCAATGCAGGCGGCCGTGTAACTCTTTCCGGTTCCGACCGTCCCCCAAAACAACAACCCTTGGCGTTTCTCGTACATTTCGTCAAACCTTTTCACGTAATTGCCTGCGAGGTTGTAGATTTTCTGATTGTCTCCGTCCACCTGGTATCCGTCCAGCCTTGCCGCTTTCAGCTTGGCGTCCATAAGGCTGCTGGCTTTCAATCTTTCCAAACGCTGCATTTCCTGTCTCTTCTTTTCTTCCTCTTCCTTACGCTTGTTCTCCTCAACCTTGCACTTACAGATACATGGAACGATCATCTCCCTGCCGCCGGTAAAATCCGACGCTGGCAATCTGGTCTGCTTTTTGGTTCTGCAGACTCCGCAGTAAAGCAGTCCGTCTTTGCCGATGTAGTCGCCCTCATTCTGCTCTGTCTCGAATGCTTCTGCAGGCAAAACCTTCTGCAAATCCAAATTCATCGTCACTCACTCCTTCCAAATGGATTCTCATTGTCGTCGTACTCAGCTTCGTTCTGAACCGGCTTGCCCTTTGGCAGATAGTCCAGGAACGGCGTTGACTCTCCTAAGAATGTCTTGCCGTGCTTTATGTACATTGTCTCCGTTCTCTGCTTCTTGCACTGTGCCGCATAGTTCTTTACTGCTTCATACAACTGCTCATGTGAGAAACCATCTTCCAGGCGTGCCTTATACTTCTTGTATGCCTGTCCTTTATCAACCTTCCTTGGGTACGCCTCCCACAATTCCTCGAAATCCGTGGTGTAATTACCAATCGCCTTATTTGACTTCTGTTCTGCAGGTAGTACCGGTTCTTTCGGCTCCGGAAGTTCCGGCGTTTCTGTGCTTTCTCCTGCCAGTGCTTCCTTCTCAGCCTTCATGCGGTTGTAATATTCTCTCTGCCTGTCAGCCTCGCTGGACGACTGGCCGATGAAGTTCTGAATATCCATCATGTAGATTGCTCCGTTATCGAGCATCTCGATTAAATCCAGCTTCTTAAATACATCCAATGCTTTCTCGACGGTGCCTACCTGGTGCCCTGTCAAAGTTGCCAGGATTTCCGGCGTGTACGGAATCACGTTTCTATACATCAACCTGCCGGAATTGCTCAGGCTTTTCAGATAGAGTTTCAGCAGGATATTACTGTATAAATATCCGTCCTTCATGCTCTCTAAAATCTTCATCTCGTCCGTGTCGAAAAAGCCCTCTTTCAGCTTTAGGTAGTAATACTTTCTGTTGTCTGCCATTCAGTCACCGCCTATCTCCTTAAATGCCTGCTGTCAAGTCCATAATCGAGATCGGCTTCTTTAAGACTCTGTTGTGTCTGCAGCAATCGCACAATTCGCATCTGTCCGGCTCAACCTCTCCATTCTTGACTCTGAGGATTCTCGGCATATTCATCTCTACCATGTGCAATGCCTCCTGCAGATAGTTGTCTGTTACGTGGATAATACGGATGTCCGGCTCTGTCTGCTTCGTTGCTCCCGCAATAAAGAACGGCAACTTCTCACCGGTATTCTGTCTCACGATTTCCTGGTAGACCGCACCCTGGATGTCGTAACCCCAGTAACGGACAAAATCGAGGTAGCCGATGTCTTTTACCCACTTCAAATCTGTAATGGATGCCATAACCTTCAAATCAACGATAGCCACTCCTGGAATGTATGAGTCCATCTTGATCTTCCACTTCGCTCCGAAAAGTTCTCCTGTCATAATGACCTGCTTCTGACCGCTCATATACTTCATGAAGTATTCATCTCTCTCAATACGAGCGATGATTTCCTCTGCTTGCTTGAAGTTTGACATTAACTCTCCCTTCTGAGTGAAGATTTCCGGATTGTCCTTTTTGAACTGATCCAGGCTTCCCTCAAAATAACTGTCCACGTAACTTCCTACCAACAGTGCTGTACTCTTTTCGTCCTCCCAGCGTCCGTTCAGTTTCTCCATTCCGTAGAACTCGCAAGGCATCTTGCCGTAGGTTCCGGCAAAATCCTTGTACCCCGATACACTCATGTACTCCTTGTTAGCCTCCTGGCTATAATAATTTTCTGATGTCAGCTGCATTTTTCTTCCTCCTATTCAACCTCTTCCAAATCTAAGCCACCGATCTGCTGTTCCTCTTCTTTCTGCTCGATCTTATCGAATGGGTCCTGCGCCTCTACGATGTCCGGCTGGTTGTCGCCATAACTTCCATCGCCGTCCTCGTCGTAAACTTTCTGATCGTCCTGGATTGCTCTCTGCATATCCACTGACAAAATACCCCACTTGCTGAGCAGCATCTTGATAACCGTCTTTAACGCCATTGCCTCGAAATCTGTCGTCCACTTACTGCCCTTCTTATTGTTTTCCAGGTCATATCTGTATGCTGTCGAATACTTGCGGGCATGGTTCTCAACCTCTGCCGTTGTCATAAACAATTCTTTTCTGAAACCGGTCAATAACTTAAACCAGGCATAGTAGCCAGCGATGTTCTCCGATTTTCCTTCGGCTCTCTGCGTACACTTCGAGAAGTCCGTCACAAACTCAACCTCTCCGGTGATCGGATTGTAGGAAACCAACTCGTCCTTGTAGACAACCGAGCAGTTCATCTTTTCATAATATCCGGAGCGGATCGCCAGCTGGATAAATCCCTTGTACATCATCTGAAACTGTGCTTCCGGATGTTTCTCCCACTGTCTCGTCTGTTGATTGTATTTATTGTTGTTGTAAGGTACGATTGCCGCAAAACCCAAATTACTGTCGATTGGTAAATCGTAGGTTGCTGCCACAAACGCCGCACTCATGATCGTTGTTGCCGGGCATTTCTTTAACTGTGCTGATCCAGCCACCACGTTCGTAATGGATGCCAAAAACTGCGGCGCTTTCTGTCCTAAGACTTCCGTAAATTTCTTCTTTACTGCATCCTGGGAAATCATGCTCTTAACCTGCGCTGCTACGCTTAACTGCGTTCCCTGCTGTGTTGCCACTGCATTCTGTTCTGCCATACTACCTTTCCTCCTTTTCTGCTTCCGTGAGACTTTCGCCACACAACTTTAATATTTCTTCTGCGCTCATATCATCCACGCATTCTTCGCAAATCTTCCCTTCCGGAGAGTCCCAAAACTTATCTCCTGCCAGGATTCCATACCCGCATTTCACGCATTCGTGAACCGGTACCGGCTCCGGTGCGTTCGGGCATCTTGGATGGCAGGGGTTCATACCGCATTCTGCACACATATTCCTTCTGCCTCCAATCTTCTCAAAAACGTCGTAGCGTTTACCGAGCATCTGAACAGATAGTTCTTAACCTCGTCCTTGAATAACAACGGCAGGTATTCCTCTCTGTTCTCAATCTTGCTTATATCCATCTTCCGGTTGCACAACCATAAGATTTGCTCAGCCTCTTCATCTGAGATGTGAATTTCTTTCTCTCTGTACTCGTCTACGATTTTCTGCAACTCTTCGCTCATAGGCTTTCTCCTCTCTCCATTCTTCGATGAAGTCCGGCAGATACATTCTCGCTTCATTTACAAAATATCCGACGATCATCACCACTGGTAAAACCAGCCACTCACCGCCGTAGGCTTTATATCCTCTCTCGATGTACGCTGCTTCAACCGATACTTTTGTGAGAACCAGTCCCAGGCTTACCCAAAACCAATACAGTCTCACAAATCTTCTGACTTTCTTTCTAAATCTTCTCATACCGCCTGTTCCTTTCACTTATAGAAGTAGTGCTTGCCGTACTTGAAAAGAAATTCCAAATTCTCGCTGTGCCACTTACTGTCGCTCTTGCTCTCAAAATACAAAGCATCCTGGCTTTCGTTCCAATGATCTACCTGGATCAGCTTCAATGCTTCGTAGCACTCCTCGTCCGGCTCTACTGCGTCGTATCTTCCGTTTGCTACTGGACTGAACTGGTTCTTCTGAAAAATGACTTCCTCGATTGTGTCCGGGAACTCATTGCTCCAAACTCTGTTGAGGACTACCAGCATAACCAGCGCCTTTCCTTTCACGCCTTCGCTCTCAGCTTCGGCCATTGCTATCTTGCATAGCAGGTAAGAATCGTCCTTGTCCCAATCCATGCTTGCAATCAACGGTTCTTCTGTCTCAACTGCCTTTGCTGTCTCCGTTGGCTGTGTTGTCTCTTCGATCTCCGGCATATACGTCGTCTCTGCCACTTCCTCCGTGGCTATGTAGACCGGCCGGCTTTTTTCTTTCTCCTGCCCGAGCGTTTCTGAAATGCCACTTACTGCAAAACAGACAGCTCCGACCATCGTTGCCATTCTTGCCGCAAACAATATTCTTCGCTTACTTGCTTTCTTCAATTCTGAACTCCTTTCCGGCGTTGCTCCGGCTTACTTGCCGTTCAAATACTTCTCTCCGGCAATTTTCATTTCGCTTATTACCTCTGCCATCTTTTCGAGCT